GCCATAAAAACCGCGGCTGGCGAGCGCCTGGACCGAGGCCCGACGCATCACGGAATCCGGATGCGAAGCGGAGCGCCGGAAGGGGCAATGTCCGACCCCCTCGTTGCGGTCACCTCGGAAACCGCGGTTTTCGGCCTGTTTTCGCACATTCGCGCACAATCGGTATTATATTCACTTCGACCCGCAAACCTCGAGCAAAGGCCCGTAAACATTGGGTGAAACGCATGTCGAGGGGTGCTCGAGAGGCCAATGTCCTACCCCCACCAGGCCTGTCCGGACGCATCACGGGGGACGGATGGGTCGGAGCCTACCCCACCCTTCCGATCTCGACCCGACTGGGCTGGTTCCATCCGCACCGGCCAGTTGGTTGCGGGTCTCGACACGGACCCCACCCCTTCCTTCTGTCCTTGCGTTTGAACGGGTCCCTTGACCCCTACCCCACCACAATTTTTTGGAGACGGGTTGGCCTTGAGTGATAAAACCGGGGCGGCTATCACAGGGAGCATGTCTCGCCTCAAGCGGCTGATCTCCCCGACTGACACCGAAGCCCAGCGGCTGGGCAAGTACACGGAGGCCTTTCTCGATCGCCTCGAGGCCGACGTGCGCCGGCAGGTGGCGGCCAGTCCTGGGGACACGTCGGCTATCGCAGTCGACAAGTGGAGGCGGGCCGTCACCGAAAAGCTGGCCGACGTGCAGGAGACCCTCGCCGCCGGCGGAGCCCAGTACATCCACCACCAGGACGTCCCCGCGTCCACCTGGGCAATCTCGCATAACATGGGCGGCTACCCGTCGGTGGCTGTCGTGGACAGTGCGAACCGGGTGGGCTTTGGTGAGGTCACCTACATCGACGTCAACACCCTGACGGTGGACTTTTCCGCTGGCTTTTCGGGCCGCGCTTACCTCGTATTGTGACCGTAGAGGAGACCTGACCCATGGCCATTCCCTTTCTCAACAATCTCGACCTGAACCAGAACCAGGCGCTCAACATGCGCCTCCACCAGCTCGCGATCGCTCCGTCGGGCGTCTCCGGCCAGGTCTACTACAACACGGCCAACAATCGGATCGGGTGGCACGACGGAACGACCTGGCAGGAGATCTTCCCCAGCACGTCGAGCAACACCGCCAACACCGACGTCCGGCGGGACGCCTCGGGCAATTTCGCGGCGGGAACGATCACGGCCACGCTGTCGGGTAACGCCTCCACGGCCACGACCCTCGCGACGGCGCGGGACTTCTCGATCACGGGCAAGGCCACGGCCGCGGCGGTCAGCTTCAACGGGTCTGGCAACGTCGCCCTCAACATCACGGCGCTATCGGTCGTCCCCGGTGACGTCACCCTGGCCAACGGCTCCTTTATCGTCGGCAACGGCAGCGGGGTGGGCGCCGCAACAGCGAAGCACCTGATAGCCATCTCGGGCTTTGGTGCGGCCGCCGCGGACGTGGCCATGGGCGGCTTCCGCATCACTGGCCTGGCCGATCCGGTGAGCGCCCAGGATGCTGCGACCAAAGCCTACGTGGACGCGGTCTCGGTGGGTCTGGACGTGAAGCAGTCGGTCCGCCTCGCCACGGCGGCCGCCCTCGCGTCCAACACCTACGTCCCGGCAACCAAGCGCATCACGGCGTCGACCAACGGGGCACTGCAAGTGGACGGGACCTTTGTGTCCGTCGGCAACCGCATCCTGGTCAAGAACGAGGTCACCACGACCAACAACGGCATCTACGTGGTGATCACGGGCGGCGATGCCTACACGCCCTGGGTCCTTGAGCGGGCCCCTGACTTTGACACGTCCGCGGAGGCTTCGCCCGGATCGTTCACGTTCGTTGAGGAGGGGAGCAGCCTCTCGGACACCGGCTGGGTGATGACGGCTAACGCGCCAGTCATCCTCGACACCACCGGGCTCACCTGGGCCCAGTTCTCCGGAGCGGGCACCTACCTTGCCGGCCGGGGCCTCGTCCTCGATGGCAACACCATTCACTTCGCCCAGATCGGGGCCTACACGGCCGGCGACATCTTCGTCGCAAGCGGCGCCTCGACGATCGCGCCCCTGGCGGCTGCGGCCACCGGCAACGTCTTGATCTCGGGCGGTGTGGGTGTTGCGCCGAGCTGGAACAAGGTCGGCCTCGCCACGCACGTCTCGGGCATCCTCGGCGTCGCGAACGGCGGCACGGGGGCGACCACTCTCACGACCAACGGGGTACTTCTCGGGAACGGCACGTCCGCGATCACGGCGGCAGCCCCGAGCGCCGCGTCTCAGATCCTGATCGCCAACGCCTCGAGCGTCCCGACCTGGGTGGCGATGACAGGTGACGTGCAGATTGGCAGCACGGGGACCACGGCCATCGGAGCGAACAAGGTGCTCGACACGATGCTTCGCCAAGGCGTGGCGACCTCGGTCATTGGCCGGAGCGCGAACAGCACGGGCAACGTCGCGGACATCGCGGCGACGGCCGATGGCCAGATCTTCCGACGTGTGGGCGGGACGCTTGGCTTCGGCCAACTGATCTCGTCGAGCACGATCACGGGCAACGGCAGCACGGCGTCGTTCACGGTCACGCACAACCTGGGGACCCGGGATGTCGTTGTGATGGTGTACCAGAGTGCCTCGCCCTACGCCCAGGTCTTCACCGACGTCGAGATGGCGACGACCAGCACAGTGACGGTGCGCTTCGCGGCCAACGTCGCCAACGGTACAGCCTACCGCGTCGTCGTCATCGGGTTCTAAGCTATGCCGCTCCCGTTCCACTCGCAGATCCAGAGCCTGGTCCCTACGGGGACGGCTCCCCTGTCGATCGTCTCTACGACCCAGGTCGACAACCTCAACGCCGACTTTCTGGACGGCCAGCACGGCAGCTACTACCTGAACGCGGGCAACCTGAACGCGGGGACGCTGCCAGCGGACCGGCTGTCGGGAACCTACACGATCAGCATTTCGGGATACGCGGCAGCGGTTGTTGTATCGGACACGCGCAATGCTGCGACAACCCCTCAGACCATCGACAGGGGTGTCGTCTTCGACTTCAAGGCGAACACGTCGAACGGGCTGGACGACGGCGGAAACTACTTCGGACTGTTGACGTTCCGCCAGTATGGTACCGGCACTGACTGGACCGGCGGGTCGTCTCACCAGCTTGGGTTCACGGACAACGGGAACATCTGGCAGAGGAGCGGCAGCAACACGACCTGGGGGTCTTGGAAGAAGCTGTGGGATGACGCAAACGACGGGGCTGGGTCTGGGCTCGATGCGGACCTTCTGGACGGCCAACACGGCAGCTACTACGCCGCCGCGTCGTCCCTGGCCAACTACCTCCCGCTGACGGGCGGGACGCTGACTGGTTCGGTGTACGTCAACACCAACGACGCTATCCGGGTTTCTTGGCAGACAAACGACCACCTTTGGATCAGGGGCTACGGGCTTGAGTTCGGGAGGGTCACGTCATATCTGAGGCCGGGATCGAACAACGGTGCTTCGCTGTTCGTTGGGGGCTCGACGATAAACCAGATCGACTGGTCAAACATTGACTTCTACTCGAGCGGACGGTTCAGCCTGAACAACAACCCTATCCTGCATGCGGGCAACTTCAACAGCTACGCCTTGCCCCTGTCTGGTGGGACGCTGACCGGAGAGCTTGCAATCTCGACGGGCACTTCGACGGGTCTGCGGGTCAACTCTCCTTCCGGCACTCAATCATTTTGGATCCGCGTCGGATACGACACTGATGGTACGGCAACACCTGTTGCATCGGCACTCAACACGATGCTCCAGTCGAGCGGAAGCTCGGCGGGGACGTTCACGATCGTCTGCGGAAATACCAAGACTGCCACGCTCTCAAACACCGCCGCGAACTTCGCAGTTGCGCTTCAGCAAGGCGGCAACCAAGTCCTTCACGCCGGGAACTACACCTCCTACCTCAACAACACCTACCTCCGCGCTGCTGGTCATCCTGGCTACAACGATTGGAACGTGTTCGGGAACACGGCGCAGACGGTCAACTCGATCTTCCAAGAGAACTTCAACATCCCGACCAGCACGGGGAGTTCCAACTTTCCGACCAACGCCGCGTACAAGTACGGGACCTTAGTCAACTTCGGGAGCGGGAGCGACGCCAGGGCGCAGGTCTACATCAGCCACGCCGGCAACGATCTGGTGTTCCGTGGTGGGTGGGGCACTGCGAGTTGGCAAACCTGGAACAGGTGCCTCACCGACCAGAACTACTCAGCATACGCCCTCCCGCTGACGGGTGGGTTTGTCAGTGGACAGCTTGCTGTCACGGCCACGACCGACCCGGCGATCCTCATAAGCGGTGGCGCGAGTGCTGACGGATCCGCGCACCTGTACACCGCCATCGGGGGCGTCGGGAAGGTGCGACTGCAGCGCAACGGGGTCATCGCAGCCCTCGGCCTCTCGATAAAGAGCGGTTCAGACGTGAACGCGGGGACCGAGGTGTTCTCGGTGAGCAATGCGGGAGCGGTCACCGGCACCAGCGCGTCGTTCTCTGGGGATCTCCAATCAGGAGGAGCCATCATCAGGGCCTCCGCATCCACGGCAGGGCAGGCGTGGTTTTCAACTGCGTCCTACGGAGTGAGCCAAGGAGATGGTCGTACTCATTTTGGGTACTACACCGGCACACAGTACGAGAACTACATTCGAGGCGCTCACACCGTTGTAAATGGCGGGTTTCAGGTGGTTGGGGCAGCGACACTGCAAAGCACGCTTTCGGTGACTGGGGCCATCACCCAGAACGGCCAGCAGGTTCTTCACGCCGGCAACTACTCCAGCTACCCGTTCGTCTACGGAGACAACACGACCGGATCGGTCAACACGTTCACGGGTGAAGGAGGCGTAGGTGCGAACGCCATCTCCAGGTCGATGTTCTTCCGGGACAACAATGGTCAGTTCGGTGCGCTCGGGATCCACATACAGCACCCCACATCGAATGACTACGCACACCAGATCGTGTCGTCCGATTACAGCACGACCGAACTGAAGCACCGCCAGAAGCACGCCGGAACTTGGAGCGCGGCTCGAACGATCCTCGACTCGGGCAACTACAACTCATACGCCCTTCCTCTGTCTGGAGGAACGCTGACCGGAGCCCTCAACGGCATAAGCGCCTACTTCAGCGGAAACATTGGTGCGGGGGTTTCGCCGACGTATCGGATCCAGTCGGACGCTCCTGCGATGCTCAACCGCACCGCGTTCGGTGTGCTCGACATCAATAGCAACGGGAGTCCGAACTTCATCAAGATCCAGACCGCGATCCCGTTTTCCTACGGGGCCCAGGCGTACACGGTCCACATCAAGGGGTTTGCTTACGACAGCAGCCAGACCGTCGACCTTGCGATCTGTTGGCATCAGTATGCGGACACATTCTACGCCACGGCAATCACGTCGAAGGGCAGCTTCGCCCCGACCGTTCGCCTTGCTCGCGAGAGCGGCAACGTCGTCATCTGCCTGACCTGGAGCGGCAAGTACTGGCCGAAGCTCTACGTCGAGTCCGTTCACAACTACGACCTCCAGGCGTACTCGACCGGGTGGACGTGGGTCGACGCCGACATCACCGGGGACAAGGTCGTCACCCTCTCGTACAAGAACGACTGGGGCGGCGGGATGCTCAAGGACACATCAGGAAACCTCACAGTCGGAGGAAACCTGACCACCAACGGCAACCTGACAGTGCGGATAAACAGGTTGTTCGCCAACGTGAATGGTGTTGGCGTTGGAACGACTGGCATCTTTGCTGATTTCCAAGTCCAGCGTTCGACGAATGCGCGGCTTGAGATTGATTCTTCATCTACCGGAATCAGTTATCAGGTGGTTGATAATGCTCGGACCGGCTACCTCCAAAATGTAACCATCGCTTCGCAGCACCTGTGGTTCAACGGTCTTACCGAGGCTATGCGCCTGAACTCCACCGGCTTGGGCGTGGGGGTGAGTCCTTCGTACAAGCTGGATGTAAATGGTGTTATCAACACCAATTCGGAAATCTATGCAACTGGTGGTCGTCTCGCCCTTTATCGCGTCGCTGGAGCAAGTTATGTCGATTATGCGTCTGGTCAGGATCTTATCTTTCGGACTGTTACTTCTGCGGGTGGTGCTGGCCCGTCTGAATTGATGCGCCTGTCGAGCGCGGGTGCTTTGAACACCGTCGGAGCCATCACGCAGAACGGCAACCAAGTCCTCCACGCTGGGAACTACAACTCATACGTCCTCGCAGCATCTGGCACGGCCGCGTCCTTGAGCATCGGTGGAAGCGCCGTCTCTTCGACCACGCAATCCAAGTCCGATTCGAGCACCAGCATCGCTACGACAGCCTTCTCCAAGTGGCTGTTCGCGACGTTCGGGACTGGTGGCACGACGGACTGGAACCACGTTTCAAACACGATGCCAGGCACCGGCACCACGCTGTTGCGGGGAAGCGACACGAACGGTTTCGGGCCCAGCCAGTACTATCACCCTGTCAACTTCGAGTACGCTGGGACCGGAGGCACAGGGAACGTGACTCAGCTCGCGGTCGCTTACGGCCTCGAGGGCAACGACCTGCGGATGCGCGGAAGGTACAGCGGCACGTGGACTTCCTGGGTGCAGTTTCTCAACAGTTCCAACTACAACTCCTACGCACCGACCCTCACGGGCACCGGGGCAAGCGGGACTTGGAACATCAACATCAGCGGTTCGGCGGCTCAACTCAACGGCCAGGCGGCCAGCTTCTACCTGAACGCGGGAAACCTGAACGCAGGCACACTCCCGTCGGCGCGTCTCTCGGGCACGTACACGATCGACATCGCGGGAGCGGCCTCGTCCGGAAGCCGCCTCGGCCTCTGGGACGGCACGACGTACAACACCGGATCCAACACGATCAGCGGCACTGGCGGGCGTGGGGTCAACCTGGCTCCGAACACCTACGTCAAGCAGATCAGCTTCGAGTTCAAGAACACGTCCTTCGCGTCGATGGGCGGCAACTATGGAGGCTTGATCACGATCGCGCCTTGGGACGGCACGGCTGTCAGCACGGGGGACCCGAACTACCAGTTGCTGTTCTCGGCTTCCGCCGCCAACAGCACGTCCAACCCGGTGCTCCGCCTTCGCGCCGGCATCGACGCCGGCTGGGGCGCGTGGGCCACGCTGATCCACGACGCGAACTTCTCGACTGCGATCCCGAACAGCGGCGTCGGCGCTGGCACCTACAACAACGTCACGGTCAACGCCAAAGGCATCGTGACCGGCGGCAGCAACGTCAGCTACCTGACCGGCAACCAGAGCATCACGCTGTCGGGGGACGTCTCTGGATCCGGAACGACAGCGATCACGGCCACGATCGGAGCGGGCGCGGTGACGTATGCGAAGATCCAGAACGTCGCGATCTCGAGCGTCCTGGGGAACAGCAGCGCATCCGTGGCCCAAGCCCCGCAGGCTCTCTCGATGGCCACGCTTGCGGGCATGCTGAGTGGCCAGACGATGAACATCGCCGGATCGTCGTCGTCCTGCACTGGCAATGCGGCGACGGCGACCACCGCCACCAACTCGACGCAGCTCAACGGACAGGCGGCGAGCTATTACGAAAACCGTGACACCACGGCCGTCAGCATCGCGTCGGGCACGCTCACGCTGACCCGCGCCGCGGGCAACCTCACGACGACGATCGGCGGGCGTGTCGTGGCCTGGTGCCACTTCGACGGCACGCCCCCGTCGGCCACGACGCTCAACGCGAACTTCAATGTCAGCAGCGTCACCAAGAACGGCACCGGCGACTACACCGTCAACTTCACCAACGCGATCGGCAACACCACCTACGTCGTCGCCGGGACCGCTCAGTTGGATGCCCCGTCGCCAGGCCAGAACGTCAACAACGTGTTCCTGGCAGTGCCTCGACGCAGCGGCGCCCAGGCGTCCGGAAGCTGCCGCGTCGTCTGTGAGTATCCTTCCGGCCTTTCACTCTGGGACTCGGTGATCGTCCGAGTAGCCTTCATTGCAGCCTGATGAAAGTCATCCTCTACACCAACGACGACGGGTGGGTCAGCGTGGTCACCCCGGCGTACCCGCCTGGCACCACACCGGCCCAGGAAGACCAGATCGCGGCATGGGTTCAGCAGAAGGACGTGCCGCCGCTGCCGGACGGGTCCCCACGCCCCTCCGTCGTCAAGGAGACGTCCACGCTCGGAGGCATGAAGTACTTCTTCGAGGCGTGGCGCCTCGACACCAAGGGACAGGTGACGTGGAACAGAGCGGCGGCCCACGCGATGAAGAAGAACCAGCTTCGGGCTCTTCGGAAGCCGTTCTTGGAGAAACTCGACGTCGAGTTCATGCGGGCCTTCGAGCGTGGCGACACCGCCATGATCGCCGACATCGCTCGCCGGAAGCAGGTGCTCCGAGACATCACGTTGATCGACTTGTCGTCCTACGACACCCCTGAGACACTGGCCACGTTCGTACCCGAAGAATTGAAGGAGACAACCCCATGACCACCGCATACCGACAGATCGCCGACGCCCCTGTGCTTGGCCAGACGGCAAACGCCGTCGCCATCCCCTGGGTCCAAGTCACCCCGTTCAACTACGCCAACATCCAGTACGAGGTGCGAAAACTCGAGCAGGTGCAGATGCCGTCTCCGGCAGGGATGACTTCGCCGGCCATGATGATCGGCAACGTCCTGATGACTGGGAGTCTGACGTTGCAAGGGGCCGACTACGCGGCGTGGTCCGACGACGACAACTACCTCTACGAGAAGGTGGCCGAGAAGCTCGGTCTGACCCTGCTGCCGGAGACCAGCACGGACACGCCGGCTCTGCAGTAACCTTCGCTTGAACTCAAGGGCGTCTCGGCTACACCTGGTCTCGATGACCGACATCGCTATCATCCAGAAGGAAAAGCTCCAGGTGCAGGACAACATCCGGAACCTCGAGGCCCAGATCAACGCCCTCAACGCCCAGCTTCAGCAGGCCAACGCCAACCTCCTCGCGTCCCGCGGGGCGGTCCTCGGCTTCGACCGCCTGCTCGAGATCTTCGCGGTCCCGCCTGCCAAGCAGGAGCCGACGCCGGAAGACGTCGCGGCTCTCGAGAACGGCAAGTGAGCTTCGAGGGAGGCACTTCCCTACCCGAGCCCTACCCGAGCCCTACCCGAGTACACCAACCCTAAGCCCTCCCTCACCCCACCTTGCGAGTCCTGCGCGAGGTGGGGTTTTTTCCAATGCCTTCCGGAGTCGTCGTCGCCATGGCCACCCACAACTCGGCCAGGTTCATCCAACGATCACTGGCGTCGATAGACAAGGCTCTGAAGGGCCGCCCCTACGCCCTGGTGGTCGCCGACGACGCGAGCACTGACGACACGGTCCGCACTGTCCGGCAGTTTCCGATGCGGGCCCAGGAGCGGGTCATCGTCACTCTCCCAAAGGCTCCGGGTGTCGGTGAGTCCAAAAATCGCGCCGTCAAGTTGGCCGCCGCATTCCTCCACAAGTACCCGTGGGTGGCGTTCATGGACGACGACGACGAGATGCTGCCGGGGCGCTTCACGGTGCTCCTGGAGAACATGGAGGCCGAGGGCCAGAAGGCCGGCATCGGAGACTGGGTCCACTTCGCCCAGGGCGGGGTCCCCACTACCATCTCCGGAGACTGGTCACTCCACTCGAGGATGTTCTCGCCCTGCAAGACGGTCATCCACCGGGACATCATTCCGCAGCACGGCAACTATTTCGCGGCAGTGCCCCGGGACGTACATGAGGACATGGTGACGCACCACCGGGTCGCATTGTCGGGAACTCCTTGGTGCTACCACGGCGGCGATCCGGCGCACGTCTACCACCAGCGTAACGACAGCTACACGCAGGGGCCAGAGCACTCGACTCGGATGTTGGAGAACACGGAGCGGCTCATGCAATCGGCCTACCCCGAGAGCCGTACAACCATTGCCAGTTTCTGCACAGTGGCCATCGGCCCGTCGGTCGTGGAGGCGGAGATCCTGGTCAAGAGCCTGAGGCTCTCGAAGAACGATCAGCCTGTCTTAGTGCTGACGGATGAAGTCGGAGCGGCGACCGTGGCGTCCTGGGGCGTTGCCGGCGTCGAGACGATGCTCTGTGACCCTGCGTCCTACGCGAGCCACTTCGTCGACTTTGCTACAGTCTTCCCGAACAGCTCGCTCACCCCCGGCCCGTTCCTCGGTAAGATGGACGTCATCACCGAGGCCGCGACGAGGCACGGCACGACTCTCTATCTGGACGCGGACATGGTGGTGTTGCGGAGATTCTTGGACGTAATCTCCGCACCGATCGGGCTCGCGCCCGAGCTGTCTCGGAGCTGCATGGACAAGTCACAGAGCAGTTGGGGCACGGAACAGTACGGTCACTTCAACGGCGGGTACGTGTACGCCAGCAAGGACGGCCTGCACATCATTGACTGGTGGCGCCGGGAGTTCCTGAAGTCGTGGAGGTGGCATGGGAGTGACAACCGGGCGCACGGCGGGTTCACCGACCAGTCGGCTCTCGATCTCGCCCCGCTCTTCGGGTGCGTCCACATATTCCACCCTGGCCACAACTTCATGTACATGCGGGTACCACGCCCGTGCCCGTCGATCACGACGCCGGACTTGGCAAAGCAGCACCTGAAGGTCCAGGTCGGCTTCGGGCTGTTCCATCGTGGATGGCCGGTGGTGACCGTCCACGCGCACTTCCGGTGCCCGACGTGGGCCAAAGAGTCGACGAAGATTCTCCGGCAGGTCATTGGACTGTCGAAAGCTCCTCACCATGCGGACATTTACGGGCTGATCGTGGAACGCACTTGAACCCGGGAGGGGCTGGGCTACATCACAGCAGCCCCTCCGGCGGGTAACGCGGCCCACCGGCTGCATGTTGCATGGTACCGCCTCGGCTTCGGCCGGGTAATAGGAGGGGCCCCCTTTTCACCGTGAGCGCCGACAAGCAAACGCCCGCGGACTGGTACCGGCCCGGCAAGAGCGTCTCAGAGTTCCATGCCAGTCGGGCGCGGACGCGAGTCCTGATCGGAGGCCGCGGATCTGGCAAAACGACCGGCGTCGCCGTCGAGGTGATCCTCAAGCACTGCTGGCGATACGCCGGGGCCCGCGTCTACATCCTCCGCAAGACCGCGCAGGCCAACCAGGACACCACCCTGGAGACCTTCGAGCTGGTGCTGGGCAACTCCGGCACGGCGTTCGTCGACTCCGGCCAGAGCCTCTTCAAGAAGATCGAGGGCGGACGCCAGTTCCGGATCCCGAGCAGGAAGGCCGTCGAGATGTACAACGCCTTCATGCGGGCCAAGCCCAACGCGACGAAGGCGGAGATCGAGCGGTGGCTCGACACCGTGGGCAACAAGTACTGCTCCTGGCTGCTCTTCTCGGGTGTGCCAACCAGTTCGCACCGTGCGACTCGCTTTCGAGGTTTCGAGGCCTCCCTCATCGTGCTGATCGAGGCGGACCAGTTCGACCGTGAAGACGTGGATCTCGCCATGGCGTGTCTCCGGTGGAAGGGCTCGGATCCGGAGGACTGCGACGAGCGCGGCTTCTTGAAGGAGCAGGGCCTCATCCTGGACACCAACCCGCCGAGCCCGCGTCACTGGATCGCGAAGTGGGAGGAGGAGGCCAAGACCTACACCGACCCGAACATCATCCGGTTTTGGCACATCGAGACCGAGGAGAATCGGCACAACCTGCCGCCGAACTACATCGAGGATCTGGCGCGTCAGTACGCCAAGAACCCGCCGATGTACAAGCGGATGCTCTTGGGCCAGTACGCCGAGGCCTTCGACGGCAACCCGGTGTTCTGGGCCTTCAGCCAGGAGCACGTCTACAAGGACCTCCCTTTCCCCAAAGGCGCGTACCTGGCCGTCGGGTGGGACTTCGGCGCTTCCGCCAACGCCTGCGTCTTCAGTGCCTACTGGGAAGAGAGCGGGCAGGAGTACCTCTGGGACATCTACGAGTATTTCAAGGAGTCCACCGACACCGAAGAGCAGTGCCGCCAGGTGCAGAAGATCCTGAACGAGGTCTTCCCCTGGCACACCGACCGGACCTTCTGTGCGGGCGTCCTGCACTACTGCGACCCCGCGGGCGCCCAACGCAAGGACACGGGCCAGAGCCTCACTGTGCTGGCTTCCTACGGCTTCTACCCGGGCTTCCGCCGTGTCGGCCTGCAAGAGTCCATCGCGCTCTACAATCGCCTCCTGGAGGCCCGCGACAGCAAGCAGCGCCTGGTCTACCGGATCGACACCAAGAACTGCCCCATGCTCTACGCGGCTTCGATTGGCGGCTACCGCTACCCGGGCGTGGGAGAGCCGGGATACGGCGGCGACGAGCCGTTGAAGGGTCCGAAGGGCGGCAACTACGACCACATCGCGGACGCGGCGCGGTACGCGAAGGCCAACGTGCTGCGTCTCCTGAAGGTGGGCGATGACAACAAGGACCCTGTCGGGAAACTGAGTTTCTTGTCGAAGCCCAACCGGGCCCGTCGATGGCGTTGACGTGCCGGCCGAAACGTGCCCACCCTTACGTCACAGGAGGATTATCACATGGACCCACTTCAATCCGCGGAGAACGCCGACATGCCCAAGCAGACGGCCAAGACCATCGACCTGAGCCCCGAGCAGCGGGCGACCCTGTTCGGTGAAGGCCCCCTGGAGCCCGGCAAGCCCTACACCATCACCCTCACGGCCGGCGACATGACCGACTCTGGCTTCCAGACCTTCGAGGTCGGCAGCAAGGCCGAGGGCGCCATCGAGACCGAGGTGGAGGACGAGGAGGCCAGCGACGAGTCCATGGGCACCCTGCCGCCCCCGGCGGAGGAGCCTGAGTCCAACGAGGCGGAGATTTCGGCGCTCGGGTACGACCGGAGCAAGCTGATGAAGAAGAAGCCGGCCCCGAAGATGGATGCCCGGTCTCTGGAGTTCGACTAACCCCCTGACCCTATGGCCATGCTCAACTACCTCGGAGCCAATCCGGCTCCCGGCCTGACCATGCCCGGCGGAATGCCCGGCGCTGGAGGCCCTTCTGACCCGCTCACCCCGCCGCCCGCCCCGTCACCGATGGGCCCCGCTATGGACATGGGCGGGATGGGGGGCATGGGGCCGATGGGCGGCATGGGCTTTCCCGGCGTCGGCATGACAGACCCGGCCGGCCGCCAGTACGAGGCCGTCACCCAGGAGGACGGATCGGTCCTGCTGCACATGAAAAACCCCGACGGGTCGAGGGGTCCGGCCGTCAAGATCATCCCCCCGATCAAGTCCCGAAAGCCGGGCATGTAATCCATGGACCGCGCCCTCGCAGCGAAGCTCAAGGACAAGGCGTACCACGACAAGCTGACGAAGCTGGTCAAGGACTACGTCGAGCTGGGATTCCGGAACGTCGAGTACTGGTCTCCCGAGTGGGACTCCGCGCATGACCTGATCATGTGCTATGCGCCCCTGTCCAAGACCGACTACGAGAAGCTCGAGAAGGGCCACCCAAAGCGATTCGTCATGCCCATGACGGCCACCCAGGTGACCACCATGACGACCTACATCGCCCAGGTGCTCTACGGGGACAGCAACCCCCACAAGGTCGAGCCCCGGGGCCCGGAGGACGAGGTCCCGTCCGAACACGTAAACACGCTCCTGCGGTGGAATGCCGAGCAGCAGCCCACCTTCCTGCTGGGCCAGCTCTTCGTTCAGGACGTGCTCACCTTCAACCGGGGCATCTTCTACAACTCCTGGGCGGCGATCCAGAAGCCGGAGTCCTACGAGGTCGAGGTCGAGGTGCCGGGGGAGGTCGGCGAGGACGGGCAGCCGGCAAAGTACAAGTCGGTCCGCCGTCGCATGAAGACGGTCGGCGGCTTCTGCAAGATGGAGCTGGTCTCGCCCTACGACTGGATCGCAGACCCGGCCGCGCCGCTCTGGAAGGCCCAGCAGGGGCGCTTCATGGGGCACCGTTTCAAGCTGCCGTGGACTGAGCTGCTGCGTCGATCCAAGCTGCCCGTCGACCACCCGGCCTACGTGCGCCCCGAGGCCGTCGAGGAGCTGCGGAAGAAGAACCGCCCGAACAGCAACATCCCGCCGTCCCTGACCGGCCACGGGTCCACCACCGGCACCCGCCCCGACCAGGCGATGTCGCGGTCGTTCTACGAGCGCCAGCGCATCACCGGACCCCTTGTTGCCGAGACGGCCAACAAGAACGACCCGGGCACCATCGAGTGCATTGAGCTGTGGGTGCGTCTGGTGCCCAGCGACCAAGGCATCCACGACGGCGACGACGTCACGGTCTTCCAGTTCATCCTGGCCAACGGTGACACGATCTTGGCGGCGAACGAGTCTACCTACGACCACGGGATGTTCCCGTACACCTACGCCGAGGGGCGGCCGACTGCCCACTACCAGTTCGGCCCGTCGTGGGCGTTCATGCTGAAGGGGCTCCAGGACCACGTTGACTACCTGAAGAACCGCCATCAGGAAGCCCTCCAGCGCACGGTCGGAAACGTCTTCGTCGCGAACCCGCACTACGTCGATCTGGAGGACTTCCTCAATCCGGACAAGGAGGGCCTGCTCATCCCGCTGAAGCCGGCGGCCGTCGGACAGAAGATCTCCGACGTCATCCAGCAGATCCCCATCAAGGATCTGACCGAGGGCTTCACCGGGGAGATGCAGAGCTTCGTCCAGTACTCCGAGAACGTCACCGGGGCGAACAACTACATGCAGGGCGTCAACGACCCGGGCGGCACCGCCACGGAGTTCGCAGGCACCCAGCAGATGGCCGCGGGACGCATGTCGAGCGTCGCCCGCCTGATCAGCGTCCAGGCCGTCGTCCCGCAGACGAAGCAGTTCGTCTCGATGTTCCAGCAGTTCCTGGAGGACATCCAGAAGGTCCGGTACGTCGCCGACCCGTTCTCCTCCCCGACGCAGCTCATGGGCGTGAACGTGCTGGACATCAGCCGGGACACGATCCAGGGCGAGTTCGATTTCATCCCGCACGACGGCAGTCTCCCGACGGGGGACGCCAAGAAGGTCGCCGGCATCGCCCGACTCCTTCAGGTCGCTGCGGCGTTCCCTCAGGTGTTCCAGCCCGCTCCGGGCAATCTGGACCCGAGGGCTCTGATTGTTGCCGGTGCCAAGGCTTCTGGGCTCAACGACCTGGAGCGGTTTTACTACGACCCCACCACGTTCCAGAGTGCCGTCGCCGGTCAAGTCGGCGTAGCCATGCCGGGAATGGTGCCGCAGATCGGAGCCCCGCCTTCAGTCCAGCCGCCCGCAATGCCTGGGACCCCTCCGGGTCCTGCACCGGCAACTCCCGGACTCCCAGCCGTCGAGCCGCCGTCGGTCGCGCCGATCGCCCCGACCCAGCCGCGTCCGGAGTCAATCTGATCGCTTCACTTGAGCCCGTCTCACCGTCTGGTAGAGGTCAGCCCTGAAGAGCAGCAGTGGGCTCGGAACGAGTTTCCGGGCAGCAGGCCCCAGAGGGTGTTGCACAACTTCCTGGTCCTCCGGATCGAGGAGTCTCGCAACCGTCTCGAGACTGCTGCCCCCTCAGAGGTACCGGCCATCCAGGCCGCCCTTCGCGAGGCCAGGACGCTGCTCGGTGAGATCCACGCCCATGATCCGGAATCTGTGACCAAGTTGTATGGACCCTGAAACCATTGAGACCTCGTCCCCCATCGACTCGGGGATCACCACCATCGAGCAGGCGGAGGCCCAAGCGCCCATTGCCGACATCACGCCGCCGAGCATTTCGGCCAAGGACGCTTTCGGCCTCGATGAGAGTCCTCGAGACGCCCTGAAGCGGGAGCACGACAAGGTCGCCGCGCAGGTCCCAAAGGAGACCATGCCCCGCGACGAGTCGGGGCGCTTTGTGAAGCCGGGCAAGAAGGCTCCTGAGCCGGCGAAGCCTGCCGCGAAGCCTGCCGCCAAGCCCGAGGTGAAACCTCCCGCGGCGGGCGCTGCGCCGGCACCGGCAAAGCCTGCGGCTCCCGCAACCCCCGCAAAGCCTGCCGAGCCCGCCGCTCCGGCCAAGGTGAAGATCGGGGACAAGGAGTACTCCGTCGAGGAACTCGCTGCGCTGCTCAACCAGAGGCAGCAGCAGCAACCCGCCCAACCTCAACCCCAGCCCGCTCCGCAACCCGCCAAGAAGGAGCCGACTCCCGAGGAGATCGCGGCCCTGGAGAATGACTTCATCACCCAGCTCACTGCAGGCATCCCGGACGTGCAGTTGTCCGAAGAGGCCTTGGAGAAGATCCTGGTGGGCGGCAAGGAAGGCATCGCCACGCTGAATGGCGTCCTGAAGAACGTCGCCGCCCGATCGATCCTGGAGGCCCGCAAGTCGATCTACGCGGAGCTGAATCCGGTCATGCAACAGCTCTCACAGCAGGTTGCACCGCTGGTTCAGAACAACGAGCAGCTCGAGCGACACGCCGCAGAGGTCGCTTTTGTGAACAAGTTCCCGGAGTACAAGGGCGAGCATCTCGACACGGCCCGCTACGTCGCCGAGCAGTTGGTAGCACGATTCCCCCAGCAGGTCGCCCAGATGGACCGCGAGCAGTTCATCAACGAGGTGAATCGCCAAGCCGACCGAATTATCGCCTCTGAGTTCAAGCGGTGGTACCCGTCCTACACCGGCACCTGGAAGGACTGGGCCAAGGCCTCGGCGGCCCCCGGCGGCTTCGCCGGAGCCCCTGGAGCAGCTCCGGCCGCCTCGCCCGAGCCGGCAGCCCCAGCAACCCCCGCCGCTCCCGCCGCTCCCGCTGCTCCTGCCAAGCCGGCCGCCCCGGCGAAGCCCGCAGTGAAGCCTCCCGCGGCCAACAGCCCTGGGGCAGTGACAGGCGCTCCGAAGGATTGGCAGAAGGGCGTTGCGGGCTCCTTGGTAGGTTGATTCCAGGGCCTATCATTCATTGGAGCCCCGCAACCTGTTGTCGAGCAGGCCCCGCATCGTGTAGATCGTGGTCAACTAAGTTGTTGGGGCAGTGGCTCCAACACCTGAGCCCAACCAACAACCATAGGAGGAAAATAATATGCCAGCAGTGAGTGGCCTTCTGTCCCTCGGCGGACAGATCGGTCTGGCCAACCAAGATGAGTGGGTGAGCGAGTTCCAGGACACGATCCTGGTCCGCAACTCCCGAGGTCTGAACGCAGGGACGACCCTGTTCGGCCTGATGAGCAAGCTCCGCAACGAGCCTGCTGAGACCACCGAGTACAAGTGGTTCGAGCGTGACCCCGTGACCCGCGAGGTGTTCATCGATAACGCCAGCACCGCCTACACCTCGGCGACTACTTCGATCGTCGTGGACAACGGTGCGGATGACCAGGTCAACGGCATCGTCCAGGTTGGAGCGATTCTCCGGACGTCCAGCGGCGAGCTGATGCGCGTGTCGGCGGTGACCACCGGCTCGACCGAGACCACCCTCACGGTCACCCGCGGCTTCGGCAGCACCACGGCGTCGGCCACGGGCGTCGCCAACAACGACACCTTGGTGATCGTCACCCTCGGCAAGGACGAAGGCGCGAGCCCGATCAACCCGGTCTACGAGACCCCGTCCACCCTGGTGAACTACGTCCAGACCTTCAACTCGGCGGTCCATCTGACCAATGCGTTCAAGGCCTCGAAGCTCCGCACCGACATCGAGGGCCCGCTCCGCGAGCGCCGTGTCCAGGCCCTGGAGCGCATCGCCCGCGACATCGAGCTGGCCTACTTCTTCGGCCGCAAGGCTGCGAACGGCTACGTGTCCGGGACCAACGGCCGCGTGTGGTACACTGGTGGCGTCGTGGAGGCCGTCGACAACATCGGCGGCACCGTGGCCCAGAAGCTCAATGGCAATGCCGGCAGCGGCGTCGCTCTGGCCACTTTCAACGAGTGGCTCTCGAGCTTCCTCACCCTCGGCTCCGACGCCAAGCTGGCGTTCTGCGGACCGAAGGCCTACGCGGCGATGTCCAACTTCGCCAACAGCGCCTCCAACGGCTTCCGCATCACCGGCCAGGAGACCGTGTTCGGCATGAACATCACCACGATCAACACGCCCTTCGGCGAGCTGTCGCTGGCGATGCACCCGCTCTTCAAGGAGATCGGGTCCTACAACGACTGGATGATCATCGTCGACCTGGCGCTGATCGTGCAGAAGGTCATGGAGCCGCTCTTCCTGGAGCCCAACATCCAGACCCCGGGTTCTGACTCCTACATGGAGCAGTTCCGCGCCAAGTACGGTCTGAAGCTCAAGTTCGCGGAGGCCTTCGGCTACGCTTACGGGCTCCAGAAGATCAACGCGACCTAACCTGATCTCCTCAGTCTGACCGAACATGCCTACCCCTGTGATGCCTACCCCTGTGACACCTGTGGACAAGACGAAGGCCCTGGATGCCGCTCCGGCGGCCCCTGCGGGCCCGGCTCCAGCCAAGGTGCGCTTCATCCGCACGATGAGCGCCGACCACCCTCTGGAGCTTGGAGGCGGACGCACCGTCCGTTTCCACGTCGCTGTCAGCAACGTCACCGGAGTCCGTGCGGCGTTTGGCGAGTACTTCGCGTCGGACCCCGAGGAGATCAAGGCTCTTCGAGAGGTGGTGGCTTCCAAGCCCTACCTCTACGTGTTTGAGGAACCTCTGAACTAACCCCAACCCCAAGGAGATAACATGGCCAAGACCGCCAAGTACGATCAGAAGTCGGGTGTCAACAGCGTGACCGAGTACGTCTCGATGCACGGCGGGCTTCCTGACAAGAAGTCCGTCGAGCAGATCGAGAAGGTCAACACGCCGAAGACCAACCCGAAAGCTCTCGGCAAGTAACCGCCGAGGAGGACGGTTCAACCCGTGCTGGCTCACGCTGGCACGGGTTTTTTCTTTAGAGTCAAGCCCTCCTCTGTACATTGCCGGCATGGGAGGACGACGCCATGACCTTCGGTGACCTCAAGCTGATGCTGGCCCAGGACGTGAACCGGGCCGACAAGGAGACCGTCTGGTATCCCATCTGGATCAACCGGGCGATCCGCCGCATCCAGATGTCCTCTAACTTCTCGGCCATGAAGGCGCGGTCGCCGATCACGATCGTCGCCGGGCAGTCCTCGGCCCTCCTGGGAACCCAGTTCAAGGAGCTGACTCCGGAGCTGTCGCCCGTGACCGTCGTGGATCCGTCGCTGCCGGCGACCCACTCGGAGCTTCCCTGCGAGGTCACCAGTCGGGAGAGCCTGATCAACTATCGGGCCGCGGCGAACGTGCCCACGATCCCGCCCAACGTCCGGGGCCGCCTGTCGGGACTCCCCGTCTTCCTCGAAAACACGTCGTCGGGGTGGACCATCAACATTGCGGGCATCGCCGACGAGGACATCAACTTCAAGGTGTCGCACTTCAGGTTCTCGGCGGACCTGGTGAACGACAGCGACACCAACTTCCTCCTCCAAGACTATCCGGACCTGGTGGAGAGCAAGGTGAAGGCGACCGCTTTTGCGGCCCTCAACGACCCGCTGGCGGCCTCCTTTGAGAACCTGGCCGCCGCGCAGATGTCGGAGGCCGTGCTCACGGACAACCGCCGGCAGAACCGCGGACGTGCGCTCCGCATGGGAGGCTGATTTATGGCAGGATACCTGGGAGACGATTTCGACCCCCTCCAACCGGAGGACAGCGACAGCGTGAAGTTCGGCGCGAGCTGGATCCGCGACCTCAAGGCTCGCGTCCAGCGGTTCGCCATGACGCTGTTCAATCTGGAGACCGGCGCCCTCCGCGACCGCGTGGTGCGCCACGCCTCGCTGCGGGACATGCCGGGCCTCGTCGCCGGCACCTACAACAAGGTGAAGGTCAACTCCAAGGGTCTGGTCACCGAGGGGGCCAACGAGGGCGAGCAGCAAGCGGCGAAGTACTTCTCAGCCGTCTTCATGTATGGCGGGGCTTACCGCATCGACACCGACGGCTCGGTCATCAGTGGCAATGGCGGGGCGACTGGCGACGGCATCTATCTAGGCAGCGGCACCTACACGGGCTCGGGGGCACCGTTCACGCCGACGTCTTACGGACTGTCGGGAAATTACTCGGAGTTTTCTTACAAGGCACCGAAAGGAGTGCGTCGCGTCAAAGCCACCATTGTCGGCGGCGGCGGCGGATCACAGCAGCATGGCTCTGGATGGCACGGCGGGGGCGGCGGCGAATTGGTGGAGGCGACTTTCTCCCTGGACGGTTCTGGCGACCAAGCCCTCACGATCATCGTAGGAAACGGAGGGGACGCATCAGGCAGCTCCGCCGCGACTTCAGGGTGCCCCAGCCGCGTGTATTCCAGCGACTCGGTGTTCGCAGATGCCGGTGCGGGTCTTGCGGGCACGGCTTCGGCCGGCGGCGGTGTCGTGGAAGGTGACGGAACGGACAGCACTCTTTTGATCCTGCGCTCAAGCGGCACGGCCGGGGCGGAGGGCGTCGGCGGACTTTCTGGAGCCTCTGCCCTCGCTGCCGGTGACGGCGGCAAGCCCGGGGCGGGGGGTGAAGGTGTGGTGATCCTCGAATGGGTCCTGTGATATGGCGAACCTCGGCGCAGACTTCAACGCCTCGAAGCCGACGGAGGCGGACTTCGTCAGGCACCCCTCGAAGCCTAACTTGGCGACCGAGATCCGCTTCATCCGCTCCCGGCTGAAGAGTTTCTTCGGCGCGGTGATGGACCTCGATTCCGGGGACTTCAAGGACAACGTCGTCCCCCAGGCGGCGCTGGTGGAGCACCCGGACAAGCCGGACAGCGGCGGGGACTTTTACACCGAGGCCACGGTGGACTCGCGTGGGTTCATCACCAAGGGGAGCAAGTCGAGCAGCATCACGACGGCGCGAGTCTTCCGAGCAGTTTTCACGATCGAAGAGGGCGTGGTGGAGACCGAGACGGGGCTTATCCGGGAGCCGGCTCCGAATACTTCGAGCTGGCCAATCAACAAGCTGAAGCGAACCGACGAGCGCACCATTCCGGAAGTCCGCGAGTATCGTTTCTTCGCTCCGGCGAAAGTGACTCAGATCAAGATCCGCTGCATCGGCGGAGGGATGGACGGTTCGGCTACGGTGCCGGGAGCCAACGGGAAAACCTGCTGGATGTGCTTCCCGGTCACCCCAGGGGCTCAGTATCGCGTGTTGGTCGGGCTGAGACAGTTTCCAAGTGCTTTTTGCTCGACGGACTACCTGCGCTACATGACCTCCGAAGGATGGACGTACAACGTCATCGGAGGCGGGGCTGACGACAAGGACAACGTCTACCTTTACAAGCGCCCGCTCTACCGACCCTACGGTTTTGGGGGAGCGATCAACCAGCCGGGCAATCCGGGCATCGTACATCTTGAATGGTATGCGTAGATCCAACGGCACCCAACTCCGTGTCGACGGCCCGAGCAAGGGCCTGATCACTCGACTTCCTACCGACCTCGAGGACGATGGAAAATCGCAGTTCCTGACGGTCGCCGAGAACGTCCGCGCCGAGAAGGGCGAGCTGCAGGCGGCTCCGGGCTACGAGCGGGTCCACCTGCCCAAGAACCAACTCGACGGCGAGGCCAACCTGATCCACCAGCCCAACCTCACGTCGTCCGACGTGGAGGTCGAGCGCCTGCCCATCGTAGGCACCGACGGCCAGCTCTGGACGATGAAGAAGCGAGCCCGCGCCTTGGTCTGCCCGGCGGACTGTTCGGTCCGCTTCGCCGCCGTGGCCGACAGCGGCACCGTCGGGCCGAACACGGCCGGGGTAGCCAAGCTGGTCCAAGGGTGGGATCCGGAGATCGTCGTCCACGCTGGCGACCTGGTGTACCCGGACGGAGGCACCACCGAGTTGGACAGCCGCTACGACACCCAAGTGGCCAAGCACTACTGGTGGGCACTCGGCGGCTACGACGGCCCGTATGGCAAAGGCCCCGCCGACAACAGGTTCTTCCCGGCCCTCGGGAACCACGACTACACCGACGGCCCGCTGGCCGAGTTCCTGAGTTTCTTTGCCCTGCCAGACAACGAGCGGTACTACACCGTCAAGAGGGGCCCGGTGCAGTTCTTCTTCGTCGACTCCTACGGCTACGGGCCGAGCGCCGCCGGACCGGGGGGCAGTGCGGTGTCGGGCACGGGCGCGGATCCGGGCGTCGGTAACGCCGACCTGTCCTCGACAGGCCCGCAGGCCCTGTGGCTCCAAGCCCAGCTCGCGGCTTCGGACTGCCCGTGGCGCGTCGTCGTCTGGCACCACCCGCCCCAGACCAGCGGGGTGGACTACTACCCGGGATACTCGGTTATGAACTGGCCTCTCGGCGAGTGGGGAGCCGACGTGCTGATCACCGGGCACTCGCACCTGTACGAGCGGATCCACCGCACCGACGGAGTGCTGCACATCATCACGGGCTGGGGCGGCAAGGACTTGAGGAACTTCGTCCCGACGCCGGTCACGGGGTCCCAGGTTCGATACAATTCCGACTACGGGGCCGTCCGGTTCGACGTCTCGTCGACGGTCCTGGTGGCGAAGGCTTTCACCAAGGCCGGGGTCGAGATCGACACCGTCACGCGGACTACTGAGAGGCCGTTGTCGGTCTGCTACACCACGGTGCAACGGCAGGCGATGTCCTTAGAAGTACGTCCGGCCAGCGTGACGTTGCCGAAAGGAGTCGACTTCCCATTCCAGGCGCTTGCGACGTTCCTCGACGGCGCCAAGCTGGATGTCACCAACTCCAGCACTTGGACGAGCCTGGACACGGCAGTCGCCACGACTACGCAACAGGGCGTCGTGCGGGGCCACAGCCCAGGTACATCGACCATCCAGGCGACGTATCAGGGCATGACGGCATCAGCCCTGGTGACCGTGCTGGGGGACTGCAACGACCTTGGCCATGAGATCGCCCTGGTGCTCGATACCTCGGGATCAATGGCATACACCAACCCGCCCAACGGTCCGCGGATGACTCGCCTCAAGCAGGCCGTGAACCTGTTTCTGGACACCTGCAAGAGCACCGATCGGGTGCTGACGGTGTCGTTCTCGAGCGGAGCGTTGTTGCACCACCCGCTGACGAGTGACCTGACGTATCCGCGCACTATTGTCGAAGCTCTACAGCCCTTCGGTTTGACGCACATAGCTGATGGAGTCGATATAGCTCAAGAGGCGTTGGAAGCGGGCTCAATTCCTGGTAAGCCGAGGTTGATGGTCGTCTTTACGGACGGTCTCGCATACCAGAAGTTTGGGTACGTCCGTGATTTTTCACAGTGCCCGACAGCGCCGAGTCAACTTACCTGCATCGCGAACAAGACCAGCGAGTCCTTCACGGCGGCCAAGCTCGCCGGCACGACCGTGGTTGTCGTGGTGCTCGACCTGGAACAGCTTTTGGCCAGCCATTTCCCAGGGCTGCCGTTCGACCCCGAGGTGATGCGGTCGATCATCTACTCCTGGCCCAACTGCCCGAGCGTTCTCTACCCGGTGGTCGGTGCGGACAACCTGCTGCCCACCTTCGTCGCGCTCCGCAGCAACGTCTGCATCGGGCTGTGCTCGTCGGGCTCCGGGGTCGGGACATCCCTGATCTGATGAGAGTCGTCTACAGCCACTGGTCGGCCCCGAGGTTCATGTCGGTCGACCATCGGGTCATCCTGGCCGTGTCGGTGCTTCTGGCCCGGCAGCATTACGATCAGATCGAGATGGTCACCGACGACCAGGGGGCGCGGCTCTTCGAGAGGATGCAGCTTCCCTTCACGTCGGTACGTACCGACCTGGAGGGCTTTGACGTGACGCCAATGGCGTGGGCGGCGGGCAAGATGAAGGCATACTCGATCCAGCAGGAGCCTTTCATCCACATCGACCAGGACGTCTTTCTCTTCAAGGCTCTTCCGGAGCACGTCGTTGCGGCCCCGGTGTTCGCGCAGAGTTTCGAGCCCCGGCCCCTCTACGACTGGAGCCTGGACGTCACTCCGTCGCAGCACCGGGCTCGGCTGACGACTCCGGACCACGCCTGGGACTGCTACAACGTCGGGATCATCGGAGGTCACGATGTGGAGTTCCTGTGCGACTACGCGACCAAGGGCTTGGAGGCGATCCGCGAGGTGGAGGCTTTCGACCCTGTCGCGATGACTGTCTACGAGCAGGCGTGGCTCGCCCGCCACGCCCGCGACTGTGGCAAGAGGGTCACCACGCTCTTCAACCACACCAACCCGCTCGAGGCGGAGGCTTTGGGCTACTGCCACCTCATGCACTGTAAGCACAGCGAGGAATGCGTCGGACGGGTACGGCGCCGGCTCCAACGAATGGATCCGGACCTGTTCAACAGGGCAATCCTTGCCGGGTGACTGCGGCCCCGATAGCGTCGATCCAATAGGAGGACCACATGGCGTTGCAGTTTTCTGGCATTCTCGACTCGATCTACTCGGGGGCTTCGACCGCCCGCACCGCACGTTGGTACGCGGCCGACTACATCGACCGCGTCCTGTTCGCCACGCCGTCGGTCCAGCCGCTCTTCTGGCCGGGCACTGGGCAGGCCCGTCCGATCCCAGGGCTTCCCGACGCCAACGGCTACGACGGCGTCGAGGTGTTCGACGACCACGTCATGCTCTGGCGCGGGGCTCTGCTGAAGTGGAGCGGGCGCGGGGATTTTTCCAATTGGATCCCCGTCGGAGTCACGGCGGCCTTCGGGACGGCAAGCCTTGAGTCGGACTTCACGATGACCCCGGCTGGGTCCACCACGGCCCACGCCTACGTCACGGGCTTGGCGGGTGAGTTCGTGACCGGCCAGTTCGCCCGCATCGTCAGCTACGAGAGCGACCTCAAGAAGATCGCCTACGACTACTTCCGCGTGTCCGACGTGGCCCTGGAGTCGGTGCAGCGCACCAACGCCATCAAACGGTCCCAGTCCGTCGAGGCGGGCCAGACCAAGCGCATCTACCTGGGGCGCTACGATACCTACGTCAACTGGACCACGGGGGCCCGCCTCAAGGTCAACGGCGCGGCGACGGCCCTGAAAGTCACCGCCCGGAGCCGGAATGCGAACTACGCCTACCAGACCTCCGCGGCGAGCCCGCCGATCCCGGAAATCGGAGCCACCCTCGTCTTGCCCTTTGGCTCTGTTCCCACGGAGATGTTTGCGGGTGACGTCCTGTCCATTGGCCCGACCGAAAACCCCGGCCAGGACCTGTACCGGGTCAAGCAGGCCCCTTCGTTTTCGGTCACCGTGGAGCGCCTCGGCATCGGCGACCGAATCACCGGCCAGGTATTTTCGGTCGGGTCACGGGTGTCCTTCCAGAACTGGGTCGAGGTCGAAAACACCGGCACCAGCAGCGTGATCATCCCACCGGAGGCCGAGGTGACCGTCGTGTCTTCTCTGGTGCTGACTCCTCTCGGGTTTACCGGGGGCACTGCCGTCGGCGCAAAGATCCCCTCTGGGTCCGCCGTGGAGACCGTCAACGCCAACGAGTCGGGCGAGGTGCTCAACGTCGGCGCGGCGATCAACGGCGAGATCTTCGCTGTCGTCACGTTGGCGGAGTTCGCCTACATCCTGAAGAAGCGGTCCATCCAGTCGATCCAAAGCGTCGGGCAGGCGGCCGGGACGTTTTTCATCCGGCCCGAGATCATCGACGAGGGGCCGATCGGCCGTTATTCCTGGTGCCGCGCAGGCGACCGCGAGATCGCCTTTATCGGTAACAAAGGGATGTACCTCTACGGAGGCGGGCAGAATCTCCGGGCGATCGCCCAGCAGCACTGGGAGAAGTTCCGAGACGAGGTGGACTGGGCCCGAGCCGACGAGATCGTCGCCCACCATAATCGGCGCGACAGCGAAGTGTGGTTCACCTACCCGACACCAAGTGGTGTCACCAAGGTCTACATCTGGAACTACGCCGAGGACTCGGTGGTCATCGACCGATACCCCGACGACCTCAACGGCATAACGGCCCTGGGTCGCGTCGACTGGGAGTTGGCGCCGACTTGGAGTTCGCTCGACCCGTCGGAAAAGTGCAACGGGATTGCCAAGCGGTGGTACGAGTACGTGGACGTCGCCGAGCGCGAATACACGCTGGTGGCCATCGGCGGGGATGCCGGCAGCGTGGTCCGAGGGGAGGATCCGGACAAGACAGTGCCCCGCCTCTTGGTCCACGGCCGGGTCTGGTCGCGCTCCTCCCGGGACGACTGCAACCCGGACCCGATTCCCAGCTCCGCCGAGACGCCGGACTTCGATTTCGGTGACCCCACCATCTGGAAGTACGTGGACACCGTGTACATCGTCCTGAACGGCAAGGAGAATGTCCCGAGCGACGCCACTCTCCAAGTGACCATCGGCGCGAGGGACAACCTCAACAGCCCCATCCGTTGGTCGGTGCCCCAGAACCTGCTCGTCTCGTCGGCCGGGTCGGAGCCCACCAAGGTCAACGCCACCGTCAGCGGTCGGTACATTCGAGTGCGGTTCTCTTCGGAGAGCGTCGGAGCCAACTGGGGCGTTTCCGGCTACCACATCACCGCCCGCAAGGGAGGAGCCTACTGATGCCCACCACGATCAAGCTCATCAAGAAGGTCGGAAACTCCATCGTAGCGCCCGCAGTCCGGTGGCCGCCCATCTCTCGCTTGTCCGAGGATGAGAAAACTGCGATGGCTGCGTACACCCGAGAGGTGGAACAGACGATCCGCAACCTGGCCGAGTGTGTCCGGGAGCTTCAGACCCAGCTCGACGGTAAAAGCGTAGGATGAGTCCCGATCACAAGCAGAAGATCGACACGATCTTTACCGAGGTGTGCTGTGGAGACCAGAACGCCTTTCACGCCTGCTGGGCGGTGTACCAGTTCCTCCACGTCATCGATGACCTGGTGGATCGAGATCAGGAGGTGGACGCCCGCACGGTCGGACTCACCCTGGTGGTCTTCACCGAGGCCGTCTCGGCCAACCCATTCTTCCAGGCGAACCGGGACGTGCTGTTGGGCACCTTCCGCACGGGCGTGATGGAGTGGATCGACAGCGAGGCCTGGAGGAAGCGGAGCGACATCAAGGACCAGATGGCCGCCGAGGTGATCAAGAGCGGCTACCAGAACTTCTTCTTCCAGGTCGCCTACCTCTGCGGGGGACCGGCCCACATGAACGCGATGTCCGAGAAGCATCGCGAGTACTGCTGGGACTAAGGTCTGGACGATTCCGGCTCCCTCAACATAGGGTCCCAACAAGGAGTACTTTATGGACGACTGGAGCAGCGGATTTCAGAGCTTTGGCGGGAGCATGGACCTCGCCCGTCGGATACGTGACCGGGAGCGTTTCTCCCAGTTGGCGGAACCCACGGCCTTGTCTGGCCCCGCGCTCACCGCCCAGGACGCCATCAACAACGTCGTGAAAGCTCCTTTCCAGCTTCTAGGGGCCGGAGCAAAATCGTTGAAGGGTATGGCGTCTCCGTTCATCGGCGCCTTCAACCAGGGCTTCCGAAGTCCTTCGAGCGCCGAGCCGGTTGGGAAATCGTGGAAGGCACCGATGCTCTTGCCCGTCCCGCCCAGGAAGCCGCTGTTCTCTTACGATTTCTGACCATGGGATGCTTTGGAAGTCGACGACCGCGCCCGGCCGGGGGAATGCCCGCCCCGACGCCGCCCGCCCCGACGCCGGCTGCGCCTGCGCCGCCCGCGCCGAAGCTCAACCCGTATGCTGTCGACTACCGGGGCTGGAACCCGCTGGTCAATCGGCCCCCGAAAGATACGATCTTCTCGGACCCGGATCGGGGGATCTGGGTGGGGTACTTGTCGGACGAGAAACCGAAGCCGGGTCCTTGGACCCGGCTGGGATAGCACACAGGAGGATCTATGGGATTTTGCGGAGATACCAAGCAAGCCGACCCGAAGGAGATGGACCCGCTCTACAGCCAGAGCGGGGGCCAGGCTCTTCGGAAATACGTGTTCGATGCCCTGCCAGGCATCCAAGGCCGTGCCGGGGCCGGCGCTCAGGAAGCCGTCGCGGCGGCCCGGACGGGGGCGCGAGCCATGGCTCCTGTCGGCCAGTTCGGCAGGAGTGTGATGCGCGGGGACTACCTCCGCAGCCCGCTGCTGGACCGGAGCCTAGCCGCTACCCGTGCGGCATCCAACACGGCCGCCCAGGCAGGTGCTGCGGACGCCCGCGCCAACCTCGCGTCGGCCCAGAACGCCTCCCGCGCCCAGTTCAGCCGGGCGGGCCAGACCTTCGGGACCGGCAACCAACTCGCCCAGGAGGGCACCGCGGCGGCTCTGGAGGCCCAGATCGGTCGGCAGGAGGCGATGCGCCAGGCTGCAATGGGGGCCACCGAGGCTCAGACGCAGGCCGAGAACTACGCCCGGGAGCGCGGACTTCAGATGGCCGCCCCTCAGATCGTCTCGAGTGCTGCATCGCGCCCGGTGGAGATGCTTCAGGCTATCCCCGGCCTCGAGTACGCGGGCTACGACACCATCGCCAACCTGGTGAAGACGCTGGCAAGCGGCGCGCCCCCGGCCATGAATGGCAACCAGTACTACAAGCCGGGCGCGGGCGACTACATCTTGCAGGGTCTCGGCGCGGCAGGTGCAGCAAGTGCAGCAGGACTTTTGTAAGGAGGAACCATGAGCGATTGGACCAGCGGATTTCAGGCGTTCCAGCAGGGCATGGGCATGCTCGCGGAGTCGAAGGAGCGCAAGCGCCGGCAGCAGCTCGAGGAGCAGCGGATGGGCTACGAGAAGGACCGGCTCGACATCGAGCGGGAGCGGGCCGCCCGCGACGCTGCTCGACACAAGCTCGACCTTGAGCTTCTCGGCATCAAGAAAGGCGCGATCGACAAGAGCCTTCAGCCCCCGCAGGTGCCCGCAGGCATGCGGACCAAGACGGCGACCCGGAACGAGTTTGGGGGCACCGACTACACCTTCGACCGAAGCCCTGACGAGCCGATCGTCAAAGACATCGGTGGGAAGAGGTTCCTCTACAACCCGAACACGGGTGCCGCCGAGGAGCTGAAGCGCGACTGGATGAGCATGTTCTTGAACGGGGGAGGCCTCTCCCCGACGGGCGACATCTCGCCCGCGCCGGCCGGCAGTGAAGCCCCTGGTGTTCCGGCTCCTACCGCCCAGCCGTCGTGGCGTATCGGCGGAATGAGTCCCAGCGGCCCCACGCTGGAGCCGGTCTATCCTACGAAGCCTCCGGAGATCGTCGAGCGACCCCTGCCCAACGGTGGCAAGGGCATGTTCATCCGCACCATCGACCCGAAGACGAACGAGGAGAAGCTGTCTCCGTACAACCAGCCGGACTCGACCAACAAAATCTCCGAGAAGACGGTCACCCTTCAGAACCTGAATGCTGCCCGCCGCTACGCGCAGCAGTTGAAGGACGTCATCAATCGAAGTGGCACTTGGGAGAGCCGTTTTGGAAACACCGAGGATTCTGCGGCTCTCGACCAGATTCCGTACCTCATGGCTGTCAGCATGGCCAAGGTTCTGGATCCGGGAAGTGTTGCCCGAGAGTCTGAAGTCGAGTCCACCAAGAAGTACATGATCCCGCTCGGGGCCTTTGCCGATGCGGACAAGGCAAAAGCGTCCATCGACCGATTGCTCAACGACCTGAACACTCGGGCGAAGGACCTTGGACTTGAAGCGCCCCAGGTCCCTGGGGAAGCTCCGGCGGCCCCGGCAGCCGCTACTGCCAGCCCCGGAGAACCCGTCAAAGTAAGCTCCAAGGCCGAGGAAGACAGGCTGCCGAGCGGCACGCTCTTTGTAGACGATAGCGGCGAAACCAAGCGTAAACCCTGACCGCCATGCCGTACATCAGCGACGCCCCCGTCGTCAAACCGTACATCAGCGATGCTCCGAAGGTGACCCCCGAGGAGCTGCAGACGCAAGAGGCCGTCAAGGCCCGGGTCGAAACCGCAAAGTCTCGCCTCGATCCGATGTCCTACCTCCGAGGCGCGGTGAAAGGTGTTTCCGACTTCGCAGGGCAGGTGAGTGGCGCAGCCAAGGAACTGACCTCAACAAAGATGGCTCCGTTCGACATGAATGTCGCGGACCCTTCCCACCCTCTTTGGTCGATGACCGCACCCCAACGATCCCTTGGGGAGGCAGTGCTCCGTGGAGCAGCGGACCTCGGGCAGCTTGGGAAAGACTTTGCCGAGTCCCAGGTGCTGGACCCCTACGCGGTTGTCCGTCAGGCCATGAAGGAAGAGGGTATTATGAACACCCTCGGGAAGTTGGCGGAGAACCCTCGATCGGTGTACATTTTCCCGGGGATGGACCGGACTCTGGCGCTTCTCCCTGTCTTCCCGAAGCAGGCACTTGAGGTGATTCAGAAGGCCCACCAACGGGACCAGCAGCAGGCCGCAGACAGGGAGGCCCTAGCGAAGGGCGATCGGTCCTACCTCGGTGAAGCTGCCACAGCAGCCACTGACCTAGTGACTGGTGGGGATACACAGGCGGCCGAAACTGTGGGTAAGTTTGCGACCCCGTCGAAGGCCTTAGCTCAGACGACCGACCTGGCGTCCAATTTCGCGGACCCAGGACTCCTCACTTCGCGACTGGTGAGCGTGGGAAGCCGACTGGCCAGCCGAGTCGCTCCAGGTGTGGCCAAGACGATGACGACCCCCATCCTGGAGATGGGCGGGAAGGCCGCAAAAGTCGCCGAGGCCGCGAAATCGAAGGAGGAACTCGCCCGCATCGGGGCCAACAACCGCAAGGCCTGGGAAGAGGCCGCACTCCGCGGGGACCCGACGGCACCTCCCCTCCAGACTCCTCCGATCCAGATCATCCCGCCCAGTGAAGCGGAACTCGCCAAGTCTCTTTTCGGCACCAAAGCCGCGGAGGCCGCCCAGAAGGCGCCCGGCGTCGTCCAAAAGGCTGCGGGGGTGGCTGGCCAGGCCGCGGAGGCCGCCGGCAAGGGTGTCGAGACTCTCGCCGGCAAGGTGGATGAACTGGCGGACAAGTACGAGACCCCGCTCAGCGCCCTCTCCACGGTCGCAGGCGCCGCCAAGGGCCCTATCGGGGCCGTCGTGGGCTCCCAACTGCCGGGCACCATCCGCAAGGCAGCCAAGTGGGGCGAGAACGCTTCTCGGGCCGGCACGGCCCTTCGCACGATCGCCAACACCGACTGGGACTCTTCGATCCCAGTCTGGCGGCAGATCGCCAAGGACCCGAATGCCCCCAAGTGGCTGGTCCGCGGCGTGACGGCCAACGTCGTCGGCAAGCTGAAGGCCGGCGAGCTGCTCGAGAAGACGCTCCGCACTGGTACAGATCTCGGAAAAGGCGTCATTGAGGGCGCTGGCACCGACGCTCTGTTGACCGGGCTCGACACCAGCAAGTCTGGCGAGGAGATCGGCGGTGAGGCGGGTGTCGGCGGCATCTTTGGCGGCGCCAGTGCAGGCCTGATGCTCAAGTCGATGTCGCGTGAGCGGAAGGCTCTGGCTTTCGCCTACGACTCGATGCGGAAGGCCTCCGAGTCGATCCAAGCGGGTGCGGACCCCTTGGTCGTTGCGTCCACCCCGGATGAACTGATGCACTCGTCGGTCATCCTGGAACAGACGTTCCGGGGGATGGTGGCGGGCCGGCAGGACCTGAAGGTCGATCTGATGGATGCGGCGCAGTTCGCGAAGGCGTCCAAGGACCCGAACGCGGCGGCCTACTTCGATGAGTCCACCGGGCGCATCGCGGTCAACCTGGAGTCCGCGGACGCCGCCGGTCGTCAGCTCCATGAGATTGGACACGCCCTCATGGCATCGGTCGCCGCATCAAACCCGGCGATCATCCAGCACTTCCGGCAGGCTCTCGGTCCCGACGGCATGGCCCGCGCCCGTCAGGACTACCAGCAGGCCCTCGGACGCACGATCCCGCAGGACGACGCCTTCATCGTCGGCGAACTGTTCTCCGAGGCGATGGCCAACGGCCTCCGCGGCGTGAACCTGAACGAGGCCTTGCCTGTCGTTCTGGGACGCACCGCGACGCAGTCGTTCTTCCGTGATGCGGATGTCCGGAAGGTGCTCAAGGATCCGGCCACCCTCGACCTGGTGCGGCAGCAGTTCCAGGCCGCCTCGGACTTCCGACCGGCCCTGGACATGGAGAAGGAGCCCGGCGTGAAGCTCCGGCCCGAGCAGGCCGGCAACCACCCTGCCCTCCCGACCGAGACCCGCGCCGACGGCAGCCAGGGCAACGACTTCGTCGATGTCGTGAACGGCCAGATCCGCGAGACGCCTGTCCCGGTCGTCCGAGCCCGCGTCCGGAACCGCCGCAAGGAAGTGCTCACGCTGTTCCCGGACGTGCCGCCCTCGGGCAACGCCAATCCGCAGGCGAGCAACATCGGTGTCCGCCAGGGCCCGTCGGGCATGACCGAGAAGACGGGCACCCGGCTGGGCGAGCAGTTCTATGCGACGGCCCGCAGCTTCGGCGAGGGCACCAAGAACATGCTGCGCCGCGTCGAGCAGGCGATCGCGAACAACGAGACGATGGCCGGCTGGTATCAGCAGATCGGCACGGGCGACGGCTGGGCCGCCAGCGTCCGCGAGTCCCTGGGCGCAATGGAGGCCCAGTACAAGGACTTCATCCCCTTCGCGTTCAAGGTCGACAAGCAGGGCAATCTCCTGGTGCAGAACTACAGCCTGACGGCCCTGGACCGGAAGGCCTCCGACTGGGCGGGCCGGAGCGGTCCCCTAAGTCTCGAGCTGTGGAACGGCGACCTGAACACCTTCAAGGCCGACGTCCAGACCTACCTGAAGAACCACGCTGAGGGCCGACCGGGGTCGGACGGCATCGGCGAGATGAAGCGCAACGTCATCAACGTCTTCCTGGTGGGCGGCAATCGCACCTTCGAGGCGCTGAACCCGTTGCGAGTGCAGGCCAAGGGCAAGGACCGCCAGGGCATCGTGCGCTCCTACCGCGCCGACCGTCTCCAGACCGTCGAGCCAAGCGACGTGACGGGCTACCCGAAGCCCGACTACAGCAAGCAGGTCCGGAACCTGAGCCCGAATGTTCCCGAAGCGGATTTCGGGAACACCCAAGACCGTCTGGCACAACAGATTTTTGGGCGCAATTACTCAGAGCTATTCCCCGGCCAGAAGTCTGACGTGGACACTCGGGTCAAGGCGTGGGAGCAGCAGAACCCGACGGGACAGTCGAACACCCAGACCAAGAGTCCCGAGTTCAAGAAGTGGTTCGGCAACTGGGAGAACCCGGACGCTTTCAGCAGCCGCAACAAGGAGGGCCCAGTCTCGATGGTAGTCGGTCGAGATGGAGCCCCGCTCCGAGTGTATCACTCTACCCGCGGCGACTTCACCAAGTTCGAGACCGGGCGCAAGACGGCAAACAACTATGGCATTTTCGGCAATGTCGAGACCGAGCGCCACGGCGTGTTCTTCACGGACAGCCCGCAGCAGGCCGACTCGTACTCGAAAACCGAAGGGGAGTTCGACCAAGGATCTCGCACGGTCCCGGTCTACCTCGACATCAAGTCTCCCATCGACTTCACCAACAGCGGGCTGGACTACGAGTCCCTCGCGCAGGAACTCGGGGTCTCCTACAACTATTTGAGGAACGCCTTGCCTTGGGAGTTGTTCGACGGCCCCGATGGAAAGCAATTTGTCGAGGCAGCCAAGAAGGCCGGCTACGACGGAGCCATCTTCACGGAAGACACCCTCGAAGCGGGCATCCCGGGCGGGAGGACTTTTGCAGTCTTCGACCCGACCCAGATCAAGTCGGCGACCGGCAACACGGGGGCCTTCGACCCGAACAACCCCGACATCCGCTTCAGCCCGCAGGTGGTCCCGCCCGAGCAGCTCGAGCTGAACTTCAACAAGGCCGTCAACCAGCTCGGAACGGAAGAGGCGCTGGCCCCCGAGAAGCCCTCGCCCGCCCCGCGAGCACCTCGCCAACCGAAGGACGCGCCGACCACGTTCTCGATCACTGCCAGCCGCATCAAGCGCCTACTGAAGCGCGGTCCCGTAAACCCGATCGGGATGTCGGCCGCGACCGCCCAGGACCGCCACGCCGTCGCCGCGCTGTTCCGGAACCCGGCCTTCGAGGCGATGCGGTGGGTGTTCGTGAAGGAAGGCAAAGTGGTGGCCGTCGCGAACACGACGGTCCGTCAGCCGGACGCGGTCCACATGCTGACGAAAGGTTTAGACATCGACCAACTCTCGAAGATGGCGGTCGCGTCCGGTGCGGACAGCCTATTCTGGACCCACAACCATCCTTCCGGCATCTCTACCCCCTCCGAGCCGGACGTCCGGGCAACGAAGTCGATTCTGTCGTGGGTTGGATTCCGAAGCTCCCCGCTCGCGACGCTGCGCTTCTTGGGCCACGTCGTTACCAACCACACCGACCACCACATCATTACGAGCTTCGGCAGCGTGGATCGAGTGCAGGTGCCCGCGCCGGGCCCCGACAAGTGGCTCAACAAGCCAATCTGGGACGCTGAAATCGTTGGGCCGTCGGCGCTGGCTCGCGTGGGGGCAGCGTTTGCCAACCCCAACAACCCGTCTCGGATGATCCTCTTTCTGGATCCTCGCAAGTACATCAAAGCGGTTGGCGAGATCTCCCCGAACATCGACTCCAAGAAGTTCGCCGAGGAAGTCCGCAAGTTCGCCATCGCCAACGGAGCCTCATCGGCAGTGGCGTATGGGTCGTTCGAGTCGGACGCGGTGATGTTCGAGCAACTGGTCAGGGACGGCATCTTGGACGATGCGTTCATCCCCGGATTCGGCGGACTTCGCGATGCGATGATGCGGCCCCCGAGGCTGTTCGAGACCCCGCCCCGAGAGGCTTCCGAGGACCAGGTCGTTCGCAACGCTGGGGAGAAGCTCCTGTTCAGCCCCGGCGTCGCCCAGAGCCCGGAGAAGGGCTTCTACTCGAAGCTGGAGCAGGTCATCGGCGACGAGATGAAGGGTGCTTCGATGCCGGCCGCCCAGTTGAAGGCAGTGCTCCGGAACCGCGGCGTCAAGGCCGAGGAGATGAAGTGGACGAAGGCCGACGAGGTCATCGACCAGCTCGCCGCGCAGAACGGTGGCAAGGTCCCCAAGGAGGCCCTGATGCAGGCACTCCAGAAGAACCGCGTTCCGTTGCGCCAAGAGGTTTTCAGCTCGGAACGTGACGATACGGGCTACTCTCAATACGCCGACTACACTTTGCCGGGTGGTGAGGACTATCGCGAAGTCGTGCTGGCGATGCCGGAGAAGAAACTGACTGAACTGCCTCCCGGGTATCAGCCAAAGCTCCAGAAGTCGGGGACGAAGGAGGGGTATTGGGTGTCCGACAAGTCCGGCTTCAAGGTCGGGTTCAACCACAGCCGCCTTGACGGCCTGTTCAACACCGAACAAGAGGCCGTGGCAGGTGCCTTGGAATCTCTCAACAGGGGGGCCGTGTTCGATCGGGAGCGCGGGAGCTACAAGTCTCGCCATTTCGACACCTCTAACTACGTGGCGCACATGCGACTCAAGGACCGTGTCGATGCTGACGGGCGGCCGGGCCTGTTCATCGAAGAGGTCCAGAGCGACCGCCATCAAGAGGGCCGTCAGAAAGGGTACGCTCAAACAAAGGAGCAGATGCAGTCTCGCCTCGATGAGCTGCTCAAGATTCCCGCCAAAGACCGGACGCCAGCACAGCAGGACGAGATCACCACGCTGTCGTCCGACATCAATTCAAAGACCGGGGGCCAGACCGGAGTCCCTGACGCGCCGTTCCGTAAGGACTGGGGCCTTCAGATGTTCAAACGGGCTCTTCGGGAAGCGGTGGCCAACGGGCAGGGGTGGGTCGGCTGGACTACCGGCGACACCCAGGCGACTCGGTTTGACCTGAGCAAGCGGATCTCCGAGATCCACTATTCCGGCACGAACCTGAAAGCCTACGACCTCAACGGCAAGACGGTCATTGAGCAAACGGGCGTATCACCCGAGCAGTTGCCAGAGTACATCGGCAAGGAGGCTGCGGAGAAACTTCTCGCGCAACCGGCTTTCGGCACCCGCCGTTCCTTGGGCGGGGTTGATCTCAAGGTTGGCGGAGAGGGCATGCGCGGCTTCTACGACAAGATCCTCCCCAACGAGGTCCAGAAGTACGTCAAGCAGTGGGGAGGGAAGGTCGAGAAGGCGGAGTTGGACGTCGCACCTCCCGACGCGGCGGGGCGTCTTCGGTACGAGGTGCTGGACCCGCAGGGCGAAGTCTACGACGCCTTCGAGAATTACGACCAGGCCCTCGCCGCGGCACAAGACGCGGGCGCGGGCTACAAGGTGAAGTCCTCTGGAGAAGCGAAGACCCCATTCTGGAAGGTCTCCATCACCCCTGAGATGGCCCAGTCCATCAGCACCAAGGGACAGGAGCGGTTCAGCCCGCAGATCACTCCGGAGCAGGACGCCGCCTACCTCGACGCGGTGCAGAAGGGCGACACCCAGGCAGCGCAGCGGATGGTGGATGAGGCGGCGAAGGCGGCGGGGTACACGCTGGGCCCTCTATGGCACGGGACCGGCGACGAGTTCACCGAGTTTGAGCCCGGCAGGGCTGGGGCTTCGTACTTCACCGCCGACAAGGAGTACGCTCGGGGCTATGGGTCCAACCTGAGATCGTTCTACCTCAGAGCTGATGACAAGGTGGCCGATTTGTCCGATCCAGAATCTCCGCAGTACAAGGAGCTGGTCCGGGCGTTCAATGAGGCTGGAGGATGGGCGGCAGACGAGGACCTGTTCCGTGAAATGCAGGAGCTGGATCCGGCCCGAAAGTCGCCGCGGTTCGACCCCAAGAAAGATCTCACTTGGGAGATCTTTGACTACCCGGCGGCCGACGCTGGAGCGGAGCTGATCAGCCAAGGGTTCAGAGTCTTCAAGCTCCAGGAGCGGGAGGGGATCGATTCCTATGCCGTGCTCGACCCCGATCGAATCAAGTTGGCCGATCCCATCACCCGCGACGACGCCGGAAACGTCATCCCGCTGTCGCAGCGGTTCGACCAAGCAAAGGAAGACATTCGTTTCAGCCCTGCGGTCACCCCGGACCCGAAGTACTTGGTCCGGGTCCCTGGGGCGACCGTGAAAGCGGAAAAAATGGGCATGTCCGCCATCGCCGACGAGATGGCGGAGGTGAATACTGCGATGGCCGCGGCTGCTACGAAGGAAGAGAAGAAAGCCCTTCGCGCCAAGCTCAAGGAGCTTTCGCAAAGCAAGCAAGACTTGGTCCCGCTGGTCTCCTACACGATGCCGACGCTGGCCAAGAGTCTGCCAAAGAACTCTTTGGCTGGAGCCAAAAACCAGACCGAGCTGCAGAAGGTGTTTTTTGGGCGGTTGGACGCCGCTGTCGACCGGGTGCGGAACGACCCGACGCGGTTTGTCGACCCCGCAGGATACGTCGAGTTCATGCGTACGGCGGGCGTCTCCGGCAACGTGCTGATGCCGCCGCCGGGGGCTGAGTTGCTCCTCAACAACCCGCAACAGTACGTCGCCCTGGTTACTGGAGCTTACCACGGCCCGAAGACCGCTGCCGGCACCCTTGCGGCAGCCATGTCCGGCTTGGACAGCACCGTGGCGATGCGGCAGGCGATACAGGCCCGCGTCCAAGGCGCATCGCAGTTCGTGGCTCCTCCGCCCATGGTGGCTGCGATGCACCACCTGTGGGGGGTGCTGTCTCGCCGCCTTGCCCCCATCCACCAGGAGGCGTCGTGGCTTCGGCTAGTTTCTCAACCGGAGGTCTTGGAGCACATCCAGAAGTCCATCGACGGAACCCTCGGCCCCGACTTCACTCAGGATGCCTGGAACGCCATCGTTTCTCGGGCCTACAAGGCGACCGCGCAGCCGGGCAACCTGCTCGGCAATTCGGCGACCTCGAACGCCAATTCGTTCTATTTGATGCTGTCCCGGTGGAACGGGGCTTGGGACAAAGTCTCCGACGTTTACGCCACGCCCTCCTCCCGCGAGATGGGGCGCCGCTTCTGGTCCCTCAACCGCGGATCGGTCGGCATCAAAAACAAGGTCCAGCGGTTCGTTGGCCTCACCTTCGGCATCCCTGGTCTGATCATGGACCGCTGGAAGTTCGTCGAGTTCTTCATGGGGCAGTTCGGCAAGGCCCCGCAGGACTACTTCAAGTACACCAGCACCGGCACCCCCGAGGATGTCGCAAGCATCTACGGCGGTTATGGGCCGATCGAAAACGCCGATCCTACTTTCTCCCTCGCGTTTTACGAGGGGATGGAAACGGTACTCCAGGCGGCCATCGATCGGTCCCAGGACATCAAAAACCTGCTGGGCAACCACCCCAACGTCGGCGGATTGCACTGGGTGGGGTGGAACGCGATCAAGAACGAGGCGGTCGGACACTCCAGTCTGGATTTGACTCACGATCTGCTCCAACATTCTGACATCACGCCGGACGCGGTGCTGGCGCAGGTACGGGCCAAGCAGTACTACACTGAGGGCCTGGACGGCAGCACCCTCAAGCGATTTACACTGAAGCCATGAGCGCCTTTCCCGCCGACTTCTCCAAAGACCCTCCGGACACGACTCCAGAGGAGGACGCTCTGCAGTCGTTCGCCGCTTACGCGGAGCTGAAGATGAGGTCGGGTGCCCCGCTTACCCCGGAAGAGCGGCTGAAGTACCGGCGAGCGAAAGCCGCTGGGTTCGCGGCTCCTTCTGAGAGCGACCAGAAGCCGGAGTAAAGCATCCCTTGCCCACCATGCGCGGCGCTGTTCACACTACCCCCATGGACCGGATCGCACATGATCTGAAGGATGCCGCAGCGACCACGGGCGTGGGCGGGGCGATCCTGGCCTTCGTCAACGGGGTATCGGCCTACGACGCCGCCATGAAGGCCTTTCAACTCATCCTGGTGGTCCTCATGGTGGTCCACGTACTTCTCCGCATCCTCAAAGCCTATGCAGACTGGCAAGATTATCGTGCTGCTGGCGGCACTCTCTTTGGCCGTCGCAGGGTGCCTGGTCCCGAAGCCCGTGGAGCTGGGCCAAAAGCGAGTCCAGCCAGTTCCGACGAAGAGTGACCGGCAGGTCGAGGCCGAGAAGCAGGCCGCCGACTTCGTCGCCAAGAAGATCGACCAGGGCCGTGATCAGGCCCTTCGAGTCAACGCCTCCACCAACGTCCTGGAGCCCCTCACCGACGCCCGGGACGCTGCTCACGGCCTGCGGTACTCCCTCGGGGCCCCGCTCAGTCCCTGGGAGAACAGCGGCGCGGAAATGGCCCTGCGGCTCGGCTTCCTTGAGGCCAAGCTGGACCGGGCCCTAGCGGAGCACCGAAGGGATGTCGAGCCCTTGGTCGGCAAGAAGATCGAGGGCACGGGCCTGATCCGCATCCCCTACTTCCTCTGGGTCGGCCTGATCCTGCTGTTCCTCTTCCTGCTCTGGACGGCCCTGCGGATCGTCGGGGCCATCTATCCCGTCGTCGGCCTGGGTGTCTCCGGACTCTCCGCGGCCGGCCGAGTGGGCTCCGCCACGGTGAAGCGGGCCTTGGAGCAGGTCGTGAAGGGCGGCGAGGCTTTCAAGGAAGCCGTGGACCGCGCCGACCTCGACGACAAGGCAAAGACCGTCGTCCTGGACCTATTGCGACGGCACCAGATGGTGTCTCAGGACACCGACATCCAGGAGCTGGTGCGGAAGATGACCCGGTGACGTCCGTCACCTAAAAATTGTGGACACGTCCGTCGGCTTCAGCTATTGAAGCGTCCGACATGAACGCTGACCTGATCGCCAAGCTCGAAGCTGGCGTCCAACTCCTCACGCAACGCAACCAGGACCGCTGTGCCGAAGACAACGGAATCGGGTGGAACGGCCGAGACCAAGGTCTGGGCCACAGCCTCGCCCATCAGGTAGGTCAGTGGTCCTCCGGCCAGATCAAGGCCGCGTGGCGGATGCTCCAGACCTACCGCCGCACCCAGCTCGCCCACCTCGACATCCCCGAGTTCACTGAGGACGAGCAGTCCTCCCGCGTCATCGCCGACGTCGTGGAGGCTAGGGACCGCGCCAAGGTCGCCGCCTTTGAGACCCAGGAAGGCTGGGGCCTCAAGTGGACGGGGCCGAAGCAGGTCGCCCTTGCCAAGGGTACCTTCAACGTCTGGTCCGCGCCGATCCCCCAAGGACACCCCTTCTGGACCGTCTGGAAACGGTCCAAGGTCGACCTGATGGCCAAGGGCTACAGCGTCCGCCAGTACAACGGCTGGCAGGTGAGTCGGTGGGAGAAGGCCGAGGTGGAGGCCCGCCCGAAGCCGGCCGAGGTCCCCTACTCCATCCAGCCCCTGGCTCGGCCGGAAGGCCTGCTGCCCTACCAAGGCCCCAGCGTTCAAGGCCTGGTGGCTTCGATCCGGTCCTTCGGTGCCGCCCTCGATGCCTCGGACGTGGGCACCGGCAAGACCTACACCTCCCTGGCTGCCTTCCGCGAACTCGGGATCTCTCCGGTGGTGGTCGCTCCCCTGACCGTGCTGCCCTCCTGGGAGCGGGCGGCGAAGCACCTCGGCGTGACCATCCGGGCGGTCAACTGGGACAAGGTTCGCACCGGCAACACACCCCTGGGCAAGTGGGACTCGCCCGCCAAGAAGTCCTTTGTCTGGGCCAAGGACATCGATGGGCTCATCTTCGACGAGGTCCACCGGGCCAAGTCTCATAAGACGCAGAACCATCACTTGGTGGTCGGCGGAAAGCGCCAAAACATCCCCACCATTGCCCTCTCGGCCACGGCTGCATCGAACCCTCTCCAGATGAAGGCGCTGGGCTACATTCTGGGCCTGCACGGGTACAAGGGCTTCTGGGCCTGGGTGGAGCAGTACGGGTGCTTCGCCAACCGCTGGGGCGGGTACGAGTTCGACGGCAACACCAAGCACCTCCAGGCGCTCCACGCCCAGATCTTCCCGAAGAAGGGCGTCCGGGTGCGCGTGGCTGACCTGGGCGACGCCTTCCCCGAGACCCAGGTGGCGACCGAACTGGTGACCGTGGCGAAGCCCGAGCTGATCAACCGAGCGTTCGAGGATGTCGCCGAAGCATTGGCGGCGATCGCGGACAAGAAGCTCCACGACCCTGAGCACCACCTGACCAAGCTGCTCCGGGCTCGCCAGACGTCAGAGCTTGCCAAGATCCCGGCGCTGATCCAGATGGCCGAGGACGCCATCGAGCAGGGCATGAGCGTGGCGATCTTCGTCAATTTCGACGAGAGCCTGAACGCCGTCAGCGAGCACCTGGGCAAGGAGAACACGGTCGTCCAGATCCACGGCAAGCAGACCCCCGAGGAGCGTCAGGCGGCCATCGACGCCTTCCAGTCCGACAAGGCTCGCGTGATCGTGGCCAACATCAAGGCCGGCGGCGTCGGCGTCTCCTTGCACGACCTCAACGGCAACCACCCGAGGATGGCGCTGATCTCGCCCACCTGGAGCGCGATCGACCTCCGGCAGGCCCTCGGCCGCGTCCACCGTGCCGGCGGCAAGACGAAGTCCCTTCAGCGCATCGTGTTCGCGGCGGGCACCGTCGAGGAGCGGGTGGCGCGGATGGTCGAGGAGAAACTGGCCCACCTGGACACCCTGAACGACGGCGAACTGTCGGCCGTCTAGGCGTACCGGCGCTGCTCCTGCATCTGGAGCAGCTCTTTCAACGGGGGGAGACGGCGATACTGGCTGTCTCCCCCTGATGCTTTCAGGCGGAGGTCAGCGTGGACGGCTCCGTACAGGGCCAGGAAACAGGCGTCGGCCGTGTTGTGATCTTTCGACCGCTTGAAGAGGTAGTGGTGGTCGGGGCTGAAAGCCTGCAACGCCGCTTCACAGGCCCCGAATGGCGCATCGGGAGGCAGTCCCAGGTACTCCCGCACCCACCGCTGCCAAACGACCGGCACGACGTCGATCCAGGGCAGGTCGATGGACTCCAGGGCTCCAATCGCACACCCGTCGGCCTGACCGAAGTGGAACATCGAGGTCACGCCCTGCCCGGACCTTGCGGAGACGAACTCCAAAACGGCAAACGTCGCCTGGCCGCCGAGTTCACGGACAGCGCAGGCGACGTCACGCAGGCTCTTGAAGTCCCGCCGAGCAATCACCTCGTTGGTGACCGGCGAGTAGAGCACGGCAGCACCAGACAGCCCTGGATCGATGCCAAGGACGGCGAGGGAAGGGGGCTTCATTGGCGACAACCTTCTGTCGCATGGTGCCCCAAGGGTATGGGAGGCCGGTCAGGCGAGAAGCAAAAACGAGCGCACAGCCTGACGAAGCTCGTCGAGCGTTCCCGTGTTCCGGATGACGTGCCGGAACGGGTAGCTGTCCATCACGACCTCCGACGAGTGGGGGTCTACCACAGTGTCGGCCTCGGGTCGGGAGATCCTGACGACGGTGCCCCCCATGCTCTCAATCAGCTCGGCCTCGTTGGGAAACCGCACGTCGGTGACGACGACCATGCCCGTGGACCCCCGCAAGGCGCGGATCCGTGCCCGGGTGAGGTCGATCCAGTAGTTGGGGTTCTGCCCTCGACGCCACTCGGTGCCCCACCATTGCAGGATCCCGCGGAACCGTGCCTTGTCGGCCTCCAGGTCCGCGACGGGCACGTTCAGGAGGGCCGAGACCTCTTCCTTCAACGGGTCGGCGAACGCCACGCGGTGGGGTTGCCGGTGCGCGGCTTCTTCCTGGATGATCGAGTAGACGGTGTCCTTGCCGGAGCGTTTCCGCCCGCTGAGTCCGATGATCTTCATTGGTCGTCCGGCCCGAAAACGTAGAGGGACATGCTGTGGCGACAAGGGATGACGTGGCTCACCTTCGCCTTCAGGTGAATCGCCTGGATCTTCTGTTCGAGCCGCTCCGGCGTCTCCTCCTGGAGCTTCAAGACGGCCAGAAGACGGACTCCCCAGACGTGCTCGCGGGGCCATGTCGTGGACGCACAGGACTGGGCGTGGTCGAACGCCAGGCCAGCGTACCGCTTGGCGTAGTCGAGGTAGGCCTCGACGGTGGGTCCGCCGAGACGGACGAGGTCGGCGATCTCTCGCCGGAGGTCTGATCGTGGTGTGGTGCTCATTTGACGTAGGTGTCAGCGAAGTCTCCCTCGACGCCCAGGGGGAGGTCCGGGGCCCAGGCCGGGGCTACGCCAAGGATCTGCTCCGCGGCTCTCTTGGCCTCCTCCTTCGAGGCGATGTCCACCTCCAGGATGACTTCGTCGTGGGCGTGGAAAACCACCGGAAGGCCCGCGTTCTCCAGTCGGATCACGGCCTCGGCCAGGACGTCCCGCGCCATCCGCTGGGTGACGTTTTCCGCCAGCGTGCCGCCCCACAGATTGGGCTGCTTCGACATCGGCGTGAAGTCGCCCTTGGTGGTGAACGACTCGTACCCGCGCTTTGTGGTGACCTCGCCCGTGTCCGGGTCGGTGATGGGCTTGGAGAAGTGGCGGACACCGAAGTGCCTCAGCTTGTCGCCGGTCGGCATTACGACCTCCAACAGCTTCGCCCGATCCATCGTCGCGGCCTTGACCGTCTCGTCCATCTGCCGCCAGAACTCGATGATCTTCGGGTTCAGCTTGCGCCAGGTGTCCACGGTGGCCTTGGCTTCCTCGTCGGTCAGCACGATGCCGTCCTTTGCGGCCGTCTCCTTGTACCGTCCCGCACCCATCCCGTACCCCAGGCCGAGCACCTGGGCCTTCACCGACTTGTAGAGGCCGGGGTTGGCCTTCTTGAGCGGGGCCGGATCGCCCCATTGACCGGAGACCCGGGCGTAGGCCTCGTAGATGCCGAACCCGGAGCGGATGAGGTTGAGCAGCTCGTCGTTGCCGACCAGCCAGTTGAGGCACCGGGGCTCGATCTGGGCGTAGTCCAGGATCAGGAAGGTCTTGCCCTCCCTGGGGATCAGCCAGCGCCGGGGCCAGACGTCCCAGGCGCCCTCGGCGGGCTTGCCGTCGGGAGTCAGCCAGTAGGGCTCCCGGTCGAGGTTTTGCACGTTCACGCCGCGGGAGGACCAGCGCCGGGTGTGGCGGGCCCCGCAATACATCAGCTCCAGGGCCATCGTCCCATCCTCGGTGATGCGCCCCTCGACCGACTCGATCTTCCGGATCAGGGTGTTCGCCTTCCGGTACTGCCGCATCGCTCCGACCACGTCCCCGAGCTTCGGATGGGCTCCCACCAGGCTCGCACACTCTTCGTCGTCTTTCGCCAGGGAAGCCGGCACGGGAATGCCCTGCTCGGTCGCCCAAGCCGACAGGGCCAGGTGCGACAGCGGAGCCTCGTCGTTGTGCCAGGGGATCCGCATGAAGGCGTCGTGCTGGTGCTTCAACAGCTCCTCGCGGTCTTGCTTCAGGCGACCAGCGTCGATGCGGACGCCCCGGAGGTTGACCATGCGGGTGTGCATCGCAATCTGCTGCTCGATGCTGGTGGGCTCCGGCAGGGACTTCAGGACGTGCTGCTCCTCCTTCGCGTCCTCGAGACAGTAGTTGAGCACCTCCTGCTGCTGCTCCGGGGTGATGTCCTTGTAGTGCTTGCCGTCCATCCAGTCGCGGATCGACTTGTCCACCTTCTTGCCCCACAGGGCGCGGGCGATGCCGGAGAGGCTCTGTGGAAGCTGCTCGGTGGCCCCGCGGTCGAGGATGCAGTGCCAGGGCTTCATGCGCTTGGCGTCGGGCCAATACCGCTGGACCCAGAGCTGGTCGAAGTTGGCGTTGGCGGCCCAGAAGCGGTTGCCGGGATCTTCCCAGAACGAGTCGGGGAATCGCCGCTGGGCCTCTTCGACGGTGCCGATGAACTCGATGCCGGGCCCGACGACCGACACCATGTAGGCGTAGGAGTCGCGCACGTAGTTCACGACGCCGACGGTGCCGGCGCTGATGTCCTGCTTCTTGGAGTAGTAGGACTCGAAGTCCACAACGATGTCTTGCATGGTGATTAGGCGAGTTGGTGGCGGTGAAGGGTGAACGAGCGGTCGGGGCCGTCGTTGTAGGTGATGCCGGAATTGCCGTCCCGGGCGAGGGTCGTGAGGGCCCGGGCAACCATCGGCACCTTCCAGTCTCGGGCGAGGGCCGCGACGGGCTCGCAGCTCGTCAGGTGGGCCATCAGCTCGGTGGGCGTGAGGCTCTTCTCGGCCTCCTCCGGGGCCCACGATGCGCGGACCCAATTCACCAGCAACTCACGGAAGTTGTAAGCGTACCCCTGGCGGCGGCTCGTCTCCAAGACGTGCGGGTCGAAGTAGGACTTCACACCGACGCGGGAGGACTCCAGGACGTCTTTGGGCTCCTGCCAGTTGAGCAGCCACCGGCAGAACTTGGGCAGCTCCTTCTCGAGGGTGGACTCGATCTCGCGGTTCGAGGGCCAGGCCTTCGCGTAGTTCCTCGAGGCGAAGAAGCAGAGCTTGTCGGCCGTGTTAGAATTGACCTCGGGCAGGAGGGCGACGGAGCCCGGGTCGTCGTTCAGGGTCACCAACAGGCGGCCCTGCCAATCCACCTGGGCGCGGTCGCCGAACTTCTGGTGGTACTGGTGCGACGGGTTCACGACGGTGTCCTTGATCTTGGAAAGGACGCTGCCCCGCTCACCCTCGCGGGGGCTGTCGGCGTCGTTCAGGCACCAGAGGAAGTTCTCGAACAGCTCCGAGTTGAAGGTGGTGCGCCCGGTAAGGTACTCGAACGGATCAGCGTACCCTTCGCCCAGCATCGGGGCGATGATCCGGGTCGCCAGGAGGGTCTTGCCGTTTTGCCGGGGCCCGCACAGGAACAGGGCCTGACCCATGAGGCGCTGGCGCTCCAGGAGGGCCACGTAGGCCCGCTTCAGCCAGGCCAGGAAATGGTCGAGGGGGCGGTTCTCGGGGGCCGCAAAGTGGCCCTGGAGGAACTCCCACAGCCACGGGAAGTCTTCGGTCGTCGCCGGGCCTTCGGCAGGCTTCATCGCCTGGACTCGCGTTGTGTTCAGCAGGCGCTGCCGGCGGATCGTGACGAGGCCGGGCGGGTAGTTCACCAGGGACAGGGCGGCGTCCACCCGGTTGGCCTGCTGGATCATGTTGAGCAGCCTGCCGCAGTCGGAGACGGACTTCCCCTTGGTCACCCGGTTGTCGAACCCTCGGTCGGTCAGCTCCAGAATCGTGTCCTCGCGGCTCCGCTTGTGCCAGACGTTGGACCCTACCAAGTGCCAGTAGGTGCGCCCGTCGAAGTAGATGTTCGAGGTCGCGTCGGCCAGCCGATCCTCCCGCGCCTTCCGGCACCACTCCTCGCCCAGGAGGTCCTCCCACTTCACGACGGGCTTCGGTCCGGTGAAGCACAGGAATCCGTCCGGCTTCAGCATGCACCCCATCGGGTTGTCGGCCGTCGAGTCCCAGAACCGTTTCCCTCGAGACCCGACGACGAACTCGCCTTCCCAGCACCCCGGGAACTTGGCCAGGAGCGCCTCCCCGACCTTCTTCAGGTCCAGGTCGGACTTGGTGTCCTGGCGAAACTTCTTCCCGACCTCCCACAGGATCTCGTTGAGGGTGTCAGCGGGGACGTGGTCGTGCTCGGAATAGGCCAGCCAAGCGTCCCCGGAGGTCCACCGCTGGTACGGGCGGAACGAGGCACTGTCGAGGCCTGGGTGCAGCTCGTAGGGGTTGATGCGGTCGGCCAGGGACCTCCAGATCATCTCGATCTGAGCCGGGTCGCAGATCGGCACGTCTCGGTCGAAGATCCACACCAGCCGGAAGTGCCCGGACAGGGTCTGCTCGACGAATTGCGGCATCAGGTCGTCTGGGACCTTGGCCAGTGCCTTCTCCAGGTGCGGTTTGATGAGGGTCACATCGTAGTCGAGCACCATGCCGCGGACCCCCGCGGCCGGGTTCGAGGGCTCCACGTAGGCCGTCGGAACGGTGCCCCGGACCGGCGTGTAGACGAGCCATCCCTGCTTCGCCATCGCCTGGTTTCGGCTCGACTTCGGAGCGTTCGCGACGTGCTGCCTCTGGACGGCGGTCGGCCGCCAATTCCACGGGGCCACCTCAGTGGCCTCGGACGACCGGAGATCCCGGAACCCAAAAAACTCCATAGAAAGCGAAGAAAAGGGGGCCAGATGAACCAGGCACCTGGCCCCCAGGTTTAGGTGACGGACGGATCAGCGAAGGGACTCGACGAACTGGCGCAGCTCATCGCCGGTCTCTTCCTTGTGGAGGCGGACTTCGGGCGCGAACACGACGTAGTCGCCGGCCGCCTTCTTGACGGTACGCCAGGCCCAGAAGGACTTGGGCAGGTACGGCTGCCGGCGGATCACGCCCGTCGGCGTCTTCACGATGTTCCCGGCCTCATCGCGCTCGGGGATCATCAGCGAGGTCAGGGCCGCATTGAAAAGCGGCTTGGCGAAGTTGGTCCAGCTTGTCCCGGCGGCGTAGTACACGGCCGGGGCGTACAGCTTGCCGCCCAGCTCCAGGACGAAGCCCGGGTGATCGGTGCCGCTGCCCGGGAGGTTTTCGGGGCGCTCCACCAGCAGGAGGATCCGGGCGCTCGGGCCCCAGGAGGGCTTCTGGTCGCCGATCCATTGCGTGGTGCCACCAAGGGCCTCCACCTCGGCCAGACTGCTGACCACGCGGGGCATCGCGCCCGACGCGGCCTCTTCCTGGCTCAAGTTCTCCCGGAACTGCTTCTCCAGGGTGACGGGGACGAAGCGGAAGGTATGCTCCGGCTTCGGGTTCTTGAGGTCCGGCGGCGGGAGCAGCTCCTCATCACCAAGGATGAGGGTGCCGGAGTTGAACTGCTGGCTCAATTGGCCAGAGCCCTGAACGATCTTCAGGGCGGGGAACTTCACGTCGCCGCTGTCCCACTCACCGACGATGCCGGAGGAGGCAGCCATCGGGGCCAAGGCCCTGGTGGTGCGGGTGGCGACGGCGTTGGTGGTCTCGGTGCCCTGCGGAGCCCCGCCCTCGATCACGCCGGCCGGCAAGGGCTCAGACGAACAGTGGACGGCGGGGATGTGGACGTTTTCGGGGACGACCTCCTCGGTCACGGTGTTGTCGTTGACGCTGCGCAGTTTACGGGTTGCTGCCATATTTATTCGATGTTCTTGGTGTTGTTGGTTTGTGGGACTTTGGTTCTTTTCAGGAACTCAACCTTGCCGTCGGGCTTGGTCACCAGACCGTGCGCCTCCAGCATGGAGAGAATTGCTTCGCGAGCGCCCTTCTTTGTACCGACCTCGGGGTTGACCTCAAGCAGAGCCGGCGCTGCGATTTCGAGGGTCTTTTCGAGACCCAGCTTTGCCGCACCCAGAAGCTGGGCGGGCATGACGATGTCTTTCAGGCATTCGGCGATCTCCGCCGCGCTGCCCAGTTCGCGGTTCACGCCGCGGGATTTCATCTCGTACCGGACGACCTGACCATCCGGGAGAACGGCCTCGATTTGGCCGCCGTTGTTGATCGCGATCTCTTGGGCCCGCTCCTTGATAGGGCCCGCGGCGGCGTCCAGGAAATCGACCCAGGCGCGGGCGACGGCTGCCTTTTCAGGGCTGTCGATCGCGTCCAAATTGAAGGTCGTGGGAAGGGACGGGAGGGCCCCCATCCGCTGCACCGCCGTCACGTATGCCCCGAGGTAGCCGGGGCAGGTGCCGATCCGGGAGCAGTACTCGCAGGCGCTGCCCGGGTTGAGCAGGTCCTTGATGAGGGGATTCTGCATGGACTCGCCCTGGACCAGGATCGCGCCCTTGACGATCTGATCGACCCTGAAGGCCATCTCGGACGCCTGCTCGCGGTAGTAGGTGTGCCGGGTCACCCAGCGGAGGCGGGGCTGGACGAAGATAACCTCAATCGACTTCACGCCCGGGAACTGCTGGAACATGGCAGCAGCGTACCCGAGTCCCTGGCGGTTCCGATCGGCCGGAAGGACCGGCGCGTACCCAAACTTCCAGTCGATGAGCATGGCCGTCCCGTCAGCGTGGACGACGAACAGGTCGAGGTGCCCGTAGTTGATCTCCGAGCCGTCGTTGCGCTTCACCCGGGCCTTCAGCTCGATGTAGATCCTGGACCCCCTCCGAAGGGCATGCTCGTCCAGGAACACGAAGCACTGGTGCAGGAGCACGTTGGAGTCGTCGTCCCAGTCCCGTCGGCCGGCAGCGAACTGGGCGAGGCTTACCGAGGGGCGGGCGGCTCGCAGGTAGTCCCGCAGCACCTCCTCGGCCTTTTCGTGCAGCTCGGTGCCGTCCTCGGCCGCCTGGGATGTGCCGTCGCGGCCCTTGTAGCCCCGGCAGCCCCCGACCGAAGGGTCCAGATAGTTCAGCTTGGACATGCTGAACTTGTGGTGGGCGCGGGCACCGTGGTCCGGCGCGAGAACCGCCGCCACCTTGGCCACGTTCAGTGCCATGGTCTCACCCTCGGCCGCGGCGATCTTCTGGATCTGCGGGTTGTCCAGGTTGTGGAGGGGCTCGCTCACTTTCCACCTCCGGTCAGCATGGAAATCAGGATACCGAGGGAAGCTACGGCTAGGCCGCCGCCCAGGATGACCCGCAGCAGGCTCCAGGTCTTCGACTCGGGCTTTGAGGGCTCCGGGACGTCCACGCCGGCACACGCCAGCGAGTCTTTGAGTTGGTCGATCCGACGGGCCGAGTCGGTAAGGCGATTCTCCAGCTCCTCGAGCTTGATGAGGAGGTCGAGGATGTCGTCCTCGGCCCACCGCCGGCCCTCGACCAGAGGGTAGGCGACCTGGAGCCACACCTTCGGGTCGGTGGGCTCTTCCTTGAAGGTCTCCGGGGCATCGCGATGGCGGGCCAGGGCGACGCCGCTGCGGCTGTAGCCAAGCGCTTCCGCAATCCACTTGTTCGGGAGGTGCCAGATCGACGGGTACTGGCTCCAGTCGATGTAGTACACCTCTCGGCTTACAGCCTTTTTTACGCGGCCTCGCAGGCTTTCAGGTTGCGGAGTCATGGTGGGGGTGTCTTGTGTTTCCATATTTAGGTTACTTCGAGAGGAAAGCGCGGACGTTCTTCTTCCAATTCCGATTGCCCTTCGGGTCGTCCGAGGGTGGGCAGTAGCGGTCTGCCAGAAAGTCCAGGTACTCGCCCCGGCGGCCCGACCGCACCCAACGGTCGTGGTTGTTCTGGACCGTCCTGTAGCAGACCCGGCGAGCCTCTTCCAAGGAAGAGACGCGGACGGAGAGAATGCCGAAGGGGACTTTGGCCTTGGCCCCACCCTCGACCCGGTAGATCGCGTCGACGATGCGGTTGGCCTCGGCCTGGGGGAGCTTGGCGGAGAGGGCGGAAGCCGTAAGGGCTTGCGCCACAAGGAGTAGCGTGAAGCGTTGCATGGTGCAGAGACGATAGCCGGCGCCACGTGTCCCGTGCAACCATATTTTATGGGACGTCGAAGTACTTGCTCCGAACCCCAAGTATTTACGCAGAAAAGTCGACTATCCTATTTCACGGACGCGGCCTTCAAAAGGGGGGCTGCTGGGAGAGGTGCTAGGTTTTTTCCGGACTGCCCGGCGGGCCAGTTGGTCGACGATCTCGCCGCGGGATTGGCTTCGGGCAAACGCGAGGAGGTCGATGGTGCGGAACGTCTCAGGCAGCACCAACAGGCGCACGGAGACCTTTCTGGGTCCCCGCGGCCTGCCCGCTCCTGGGCGTTTGCCTCCCCTCACAACTCCTTGACGTCACGCGGTGGGTTCATGCGGACCGGCCGGACGGGCTTTGCCCTTAGCCTGGGCTCGGAACTTGGACCTCCGGGTGACCTTACCCTTGACCTTCTTCCCACGCCGAGCAGGCGCAGCAGTGAAGCGAGCAACGACTTTATCCGCGTCATAAGACCTACTTCTGAGATTGCGTCGGCTCGCTCCCGTCCGTTGGCGCATCCTCTCCCGCTGGATCGCCAAACACTCCGAACACAGGGTGCGACTCTGTTCGCACCTCGGGATCTTGCCGCAGCTCACACACATCCCCTGAGTGTACCTCCGGAGTTTCCACCGCTGTTGTCGTGTCATCTTCACCAAGTCCTCCTGTCGGAGTCCCGGCACTGGCTTCAGTACGTTCATGTTTCTTGGGTCGGCCACCGCGTTGGTTCTGTGGGATCAGTCGGACCCGACCTACCGCCGCAGCGAAAGCTAGTTCGAGCGCCTCGAGCTGGGCCGGCCTGGTCACGCCCGTCGCCAGGATAGCCACCAGGTCGCACTTCTGAATCCGGAAGGCGTTTCGGATGTACGCGAAGGCCTGCTGGACGCCGTGGGTGGCTGAGAACACGGCCACCACGATCTCGGCCCTCCGCCGAACGATGTCGCGCAGCGGCACGGGATAGTCGAGTGCGCCAGCACAGTCATCCGGGATGACCGCCCAGCGGACCCGGCCCCGATCATTGACAACCGGCAGTCTCACGGGTGCGGATGGGTGGGTGGTAGATCCAGTCAGTCGGCTCCGTGCGAACACCCCGGGAGGCGAACTCCCAGGAATACGAGTACCGGCCGATGTGGGCCAGTCGGATAGACGGGTCCAGGAGGATCTGGAAGCCGGCCTCCCGGGCCCGGTGGCAAAAGGCGAAGTCCTCGCCGAGGTACTCGCCCCCCATCAGGATCGGGTAAAACCACGGGACGGCCTTGTGCTGCCCCCAGATGAGCACCGGCTTCAATTCCTGGAGAAGCTGGATGCGCCGGTAGACCCTGGAGTGGGTGTAGAGGAAGCCTGTGGCGGCGTACCGCAGCTCGATGGGCTCGGTGTAGGGTCCGAAGAAGATCGGGGACTTCTTGTCCATCGGCTCGATCGTCATCGTCGGCCAGCCCTTCACCGGGTAGGCCGCGGCGACCACGCTCTTGCCGAGCGAGCGCACCTTCTCCACGTCACCGGGCCAGAAGGCCACGTCCGCATCGATCCAGAACAGCTCCTCGAAGCCGGCGTCCAGGGCTTGCTGGGCCATGAGGCACCGGCCCTGGTCGATCGCCGAGTAGCCCCAGCGACGCCACACGGTGTACCCACGGCGCTCCAGCTCCCGGAGGGCCTCGTCACACGCCGGCTCGATGTGGTGCGACACCGGCACCAGGATCACGCACTTGTTGGCTGGCGCCGCGGGGGCTGGGAGTGCCGGCGGGCGGCGGCGGCGGCGGCGACTGAGCCAGCCTTTGACTCTCTCGAGGAGTTCCATAATTTAGTTGTCCCTCTTTTCAAATACCTGTTCTAGCCGAAACGTGAGGTCCTCGACCTCGTAGCGGATCGCCCGCGCCGTCGTGACCTGGCCGGATTCCTCGTAGGTGTCGGCCAGCTTGCGAAGCTGGGCCACGATCTGGGCCTGTTTGGCCGAAAGCTGCCGCCGGACGCCGGTACGCGCCGCCCACCGTTGGGCGTCGGTCTCCCGGCCCTGGTACCTCTCGAAGGCGACGGGGTTGTGCTCTTTCAAAAACGGCAGGATGCCCCGTCGCAGCTTCAGGAGAGCCAGGCGCTCAATCTGTTGGATCCGCTGGACGGACACCTGGAACTTCGACGCCACCTCCCGGAGGCTGCACTGGGCCAGGGTGCGGCCAACGCTTTCCTCTCCGGGGGCCATGGTGATGCCGGCCCGGAAACGCACAGAGGCGTCTCGGACCTTTTGGCGACGGCAGGAAGCGCAGTAGCGGGCCTTACCTAGGACAGGATTTTTGCCGCAGTCACGGCACAGGGTTGGTTCAATTACGGTTTGCATGATTTGACAGGTGGTTGGTCACCACGTCCATGTCGCAGTCTACTCCGACCGACGCCCTGCCGTCGACGAAACTTCGACTACTTAGAAGGCCGAAAACCGTCGCTGTAAATTACTGGTCCTGACTCGGCCGAAAGCGTAGCGTCGCCTGGTGAGCAACTTGGCATCCTTCCTAGACATGCGCCCGTCCGGCCAGTCGTGCAGTGCCCCCAAGGCTTGGGCGGAAGCCCCGACGCAGCCGCAGCCCCGCCGGAGGGCCGAGGCCGAGAACGAGGCGGCTACCAAGCCCAAGACCGTGCCCCAGGGCGGCGTCAAAGACTGCTGCAACTAGACGTACCGCTTGGCGGCCTGAGCGTAGGCAAACCGCCCGTGCCGCAGGTCTTCCTCGGTCAGCTTCCGCAGCACCGGGTCGCTGTGGTTGGTTTTCCACAGGTGGGCGATCACGACGTCACGTAGCGGCTCCTCCCGTTCCCAGTAGGCCGCGATGTCCCAGTGCATGGGCCCCAGCAAGGGGCCCTTCACGATGTGGACGTCGTGCGCCATCTCCAGAGCCCACTTCAGCGGTCTGTAGACCCCGAACTCCGCGTAAGCGTGGACGGCTGGGTCGAACGCCTGAAACTCGCTCAGGACACGCCAGCCGAACCGCGAGAACGGGGCGCACATGTAGACTGCATTGCACAAGCCGATCGGAGACCCGTCGGCATGGTACTCCAGGCCGATCGTGTAGGGCTTCTCCAGCCACTCCTTCGGGATCGGTGCCAGGGTGATCGTGTCCAGGTCCAAGTAGACCCCTCCCAAGCTGTACAGCAGGCTGTATCGCAGGGCGTCGGCCTTGTGCTGGTACTTCGGAACCGGCCGCCCGTTGAACGTGTCGATCCGCGGCGCCGGCATAGTCCTCAGCCAGGGCACCGCGGCCTTCAACTTCTCCCAGTGACTCCCTGTTGGGATGCGCCGCGTCCAGAGCGTTGCGGGCCACGTCGGGTGGTGGCAGCAGGCCGATTGAATTGCGATGCGCTCGATCAGGCCGAACGTGTCGCCCTCCTTGAATCCCCAGATGAAGTGCAAGTGCGGCGTGACCATGCCGCTGGATCGTAGCGAAGCCCCGCCCGGGTTCTAGTCGAGGCAGTCACCGAAACTTCGTTGACACGACCTTGGTGTCAGGGCATGGTCTGTCCCGCCATGCAATTACTTCCTCAATTCTCCGTGCCTGAGAATGGCGAATGGGTCGCCCACTTGGTCACCGTCCGCTGCCGCGTCGTCGCGACCGTGCGGGGTGAGACCGAGGTGGAGGCCAACAACCTCGCCATCGAGATGGCCACCGCTTGGAACCGCCGCGAGGAGATTCTTGCCGGGTCCGTGGCGGCGGCACGGGGGGTCGAGCATTACACCAAGCACTGATGAACCTGCCACACCTAGACCGCAGTGATCGCCGCACGATCGAGCTGATTACTGAGCGCCACCCCGACATAAAAGACGACCTGGAGAGAATCCTTCAGGACATCGACAGGTCTCTCGGCGAGAAGACCAAGGAGATCAAGGACCTCCAGCAGGAAGTCCAGGAGCTGAAGGATGAGGTCCACGACCTTTTGAACGCCTGAACCATGAAACCATTCCCACAACTGACCCGCAGTGAGGTCCTGAACCTCACCAACGAAGAACTCAACGACTCGATCCGGCTTGAGGCAATCGAGCGTGGCATCAAGCCGCCCATCACCCTGTCGGAGGCGCTCCGGCGCAGCGAGTGGCGCGGCTACCAGAAGCCCGCCGAAGCCATCAAGGTTTTCCGCCTGCGGCAGGGCTATTACACCTCTGATTTCGGGTGGCTCGACGAGGCCAAGGCTCAGGCCGCTTTGGACGGCTTGGTCAAAATCGAGAAGGTCAACTACAAGGATGAGAGCCTCAAGATCGGCCGGCCCGAGGTGACGGTGGAGACCGTGTGGGTCGGCGTCGATCCGGCCGACTTGAAGGCTGCCAAGTTCGAGGAGTACCTCCAGGACGACGCCAAGTTCAACGAGGTGCGAGACCTTTGCCTAGAACTGTACAGCGCGATCCGGCAAGAAGCCTACAACGCCCGCGTCCGGGCCGAGCGGAGGGCCGAGTACCTGCGCTTGGCCGGCGGGAGCGAGGAGATCGCAAAAGCGTTTTGGGCCAAGGCCGAGGGGACCGCCTGGCCGTCCGACGACGAAGTGACCAAGAGCACCACCTGAACCATGAACAACATCGCAATCATCTACCACGACCTGAGCCAGATCGCTGTCCGATACGGCGGCGGTGGTCACAAGGGGGCCTGCGGCTTCCGCATCACCCTGGCACAGTTGGCCGAGATCCTCTGAAGGCTGTCAGTCGATCCCCGGAGACCCTGCGGAGCCCCGGTGCCTGGAAAGGTGCCGGGGCTTTTGTGTATCCTAAGCCCATGAAGGACGCCTTCGATCGGATCTACCTTGACGACACCTGGGGCGGGGGCTCGGGCCCCGGCAGCGATCCCCAGGCGGCAGCCCCGTGCCTCGAGTGGGTCCGGGGCCAGATCCAGCCCGGCGATTCCTTCTTGGATGTCGGGTGCGGGGACGGCCGCCTGGCCGCCGTGATTGCCCCGTGGTGCGCCGAGTACACCGGAGTGGAGCTTTCACCCGTCGCGCTTGAGAAAGCCCGCCAGCGGCTTCCCAGATGCCTCCGGCTGCTGTCTGGTGAGGTGCGTGACCTGCCGGCCGGCGAGATCTTCGACGTCGCTTTGGTGAAGGACGTCATCCAGCACCTGCCCTCTTGGGAAGCTCACCGGCTCCTCCTGGACACGCTGACTCGGGTGCGAAGGGCGGTGCTGGTGGTCGGGGACCTGCCGGGGTCCGAGTCTTGGGAGATCCAGGCCGGCGAGCACCGCCCGATCAGCCCTTCGCAACTGGGGTTCCGAGTCCAGAGGTCGGCGGCATGGACCGTCGCCGGCCACGTCAAGGCTGGGTGGGTTCTGCCGGGGCGAGCGCCAGGGCAATCGTCGGGAACAGCAGGTTGAACTCCATCCGGATCGCCTCGGCGACTTGGCGGTGCTCTTTCTGGGCGTGGCCGTCGCACCGGACTTGGAAGTAGTGGATCCAGGAGCGGACCGACCCCTTCATGTAGAGTCGGGTCCTCGTCGCCAAAGGCAGCACCATCCGGGCGCACTCCGGGGCCACGCCAGCCGACAGCAGCTCCCGGTACGCCTGCTCGGCGTGTCGGACGGCCGAGGCGGCGATCTCGTCGACTGAATAGGATGCGTGGGGGATGGGCCGGCTGCCGATGTTACCCCCGCTTCCCTGCCGGTTCCCGTCGACGTGCGTCTCCCGCATCTCCACGGGCTCCACCAAGTCTCCCAGCCTGGCCACGGCGCTGTACCGCTGGCTGAACTCCTGGAAGCTGAACGAGCGGTGCCGGAGGATCTGAGCGGCAATCGCCCTGGACGTCTCGATCTCCATCGTCAAGTCCACCATCTCGAACGGACTCCAGTGCTTGTGTCGGATGCAGAATGCCAGGAGCCGCGGGCCGTTGAGGTGCTTGACCTGGTTCTCGGGGCTCGAGACACGGGCCTTGTAAACGATCAGGGCCTCCGGCGAAACGTCGGACGGGTGACCTGGGATCGCTCCGGGCAGGGCTTGGGTGATGCTGATGGGTCGAACTCTCATCGTTTTACGGTAACCTCAACCCCCGGCGCGGAGAGCACCAGGGCAGGTGTGTAGGGGCCGCAGTGCAGGCCGCCGATGTTGAAGTCAAAAAACTCGGTCGCCTCTTCGTAGGGCATGCCGTCGCGCTTCTGGAGGGTCTCGATGATTGCCTCGGTGCTGTAGGCCACGCGGGGCACTTCACCGTGGATGGAGCACAGTCCGGTGATGCAGTGGTCGAAGCCGTCGAGGAAGATCAGGTTCTCGTCGCCGGCCATCTCCACCAGGTCCTCGCGGATGTGGGGGTATTCGACGGGCAGTTGTCGGGTGTCGATCATGGGGTCGTGGGCGTGTCGATGACGGAGGCCTCGGAGATCGACTTCGTCTGCCGCTGCGAGGTGGGGAAAGTGGTCGGCCGGAGGTCGACTACCTGGACGGGCCGGTCCTCCTTCGGAGCGGACGTGTGGACCACGGTAGGCAGGATCACGGTGATGCTTGCTGCGTCGCCGTTCTTCCCGTTGGTCACCTGCCGGTCCTCGGCCGCCACGTCGCCCAATGCGCGGTAGGTCATCTCTGCGACGCTCTTGGCCGCATTGGCCAAGGCGACCATGTCTTGGGGGCCCGGCTCGACCTCGGTGTGGTGGACCTCCCCCTTGTACGCTACGGCTCGCTCGACCTTGAGGGTGCCGTCCCGCAAGGCTTGGAAGTCTCTCAGCAGCTTCTCCCGCAGGATGTCCGCCAGCTCGAAGTTCTTCGCCCGGTTGGCCTCCAGGCGGCGCATCCTGGACTCGGTGACGTCGGGCAGTTCGCGGGCCTGGGGCGCCACCAGTTGGGCGGACATGCTCGCCCAGTCCTGAGTCGTTGCGGCCCGGCGGAGCACCGGCATCGGGCAGGAGAAGATCTGACTGATCTCCTCGAGCTTGGAGCCGTTGGCGTAGGCCGTGAACATGGCGGCCCAGTTCCAGGCCGTCTCGGCTGCGGCCAGGTGCTGTAGGTGCGGAGGATGCTCGGGCATCAGTTGGGCAGTTCAGATTGGGTCAGGTCTGGGTCGAGATGCTGGGGCAAGACCCACACGTCCTGACGCATCCCCATGCCCTCGCGGGCGCTCAGGAACAGGACGCGCCGAAAGGCCCCGCAGTCGGGGCACCACTCGATCCCCCGCCCGGCGTAGATGCTCAGGCAGGTCGGTCGTGGGTGGAGGCACTCAGGCATCGCCCACAACCTTTAGGCTACGCCCGCCGCCTCTTCCAACGAAATCAGCGCCAAGTGCCGGCCACCCTCTGCCACAGTTGCCCCGAACGCCAAGTGCCTGCGATGCGCTGCCAGAGGGTGCCGGAGCGGTAGGAGCCCGACACCTTGAGGAAAAGCTGCGCCGTGACGACGATCGCCCGGGTGACCTGGGCCGCCGCGTCGCCGGCCTGGAAGAGCACGGTCGTCGGCAGAGAGGTGGAGCGGCGAGCCCCATGCAGCGCACCGGACACACGGAATCCTTGCACGGCATTGGACGTTCCAACGTCCCGGACCAGTTGGGCCGATCCACCTCCTGCAAAAAGACTCATGCGACGGTGAGGGTAGCGTAGAGGTCAACGCCGCCAGGCAAGGAGCCCGAGGGGACGAAGCGCCGCCGGGTGTTGAGGGCGTCGGAGCCGAGGCCGGCAACCCAGGCCGACCCGTTCCAGTACTCGAAGGTGCCGTTGGTCGTGCTGCTGCTCACCTGGGTCAGCACTAGGGCGTTGGTGTCAGCGCGGTAGATGTTGATGGTGTGTAGACTTGGCGAAGCCCCGAAGAGCGCCGTCTGGATCCAGGCGAAGGTGCCGTTGCTGGCGTTGAAATCGCCGAAGTTCCAGCGGTACTGGCTGGGCAGTGCGTCGGCCGTCTCGTAGATGAGTGCCAGCGACAGGATGCGAGCCGGCAGCAGGATCACGCCAGCGGTCCGGAACCGGAACGCGAACTGGATTTCGGCCGCAGCCGACACGCCGGACAGGTCCCCCGTCTGCGGCACCGTCGTCCAGGCTCCTGAGTTGTCGTCGATGCCGGCCGTGCGGTACTGGACCTGGTACATGTCGGGCGTGATGCCCATTGTGTTGTCGCCGATGTTTTCAACACAGTTTGCCAAGACCCGATAGAACTTGGACGGTGTCGCACCCAGACTGATCTTCGGACAGATAATCCGGTTGTTCACGTCCGCCTGGAACTCCAAATCGGCCGCCAGCGGGTAGACCGTGAGCGCATTGATGTTTGTGGTCGTCGCCTGCGCGTAGACCCAGAACAGCCAACCGTCCTCGACCCAGATGAAGGGCACGTTGGAAGTGATGTTGTGGACGAAGATGGGGCTGTCCGTATCCCTCAATGCGGACGGCAGTTGGGGCGTCAGGCACCCAGCGCGACGATCGATCTGCTGGCCGCCCGTGTAGTAGTCGGTGATGTAGACCGTACCAGTGCTTGCTGCGCCCGTGATGACCAGTTTGTCCAGGGATCCGGCCACGTCCATCGAAGTGAAGCCGGCCGTGGCGACGCTGGTGTTCGTGCCGCCGGGCGGGACCTCAGACATCTGGTCGGCGACAAAGGTCGTGGTGCCGCTGGTGATGTTGGCCAGCGGCACGCGCAAAATGCGGGTGGCCGTGAACAGGTAGAGCGACGGAACACCGGAACCGGGGCCGTGCTGCAAGGTGGCAACGCGGCCGTTGTTTGCTTGGGAGATGTTGCCAGTGACCGCTTGGGCCCCCGTGATGACGATGTCGGTGCCCGTGAGCGTGTGTGCGCCCGCCGTCAGGGTCAGTGGGGTGCGGATGTTGTAGCGGTACAGGATCAGAGATGTCGCTGCGCCCTC